CGATGTCCTTCACGATAGGCCATGTTTGATTGTGTTTCTCGAACTTCCACCCGAAAACACCAAAGCCTTTCAGCTTCACCTTTACCCCAATGCTCAGGAATAAACACTGCGTTGATGTATTTGTAGAGCATGTCAGCAAGAGCTTCACACCCCAGGGCTGGTAACACAGTCAATTTAGCTAATCCTCTAGATTCAGCTTCTTTGAACCATGCAAGTTCCGGATCATCTGCAGAAACTAACAAACAATGATCTAGCTTATCTTCCAGAAAGTCTTTTAGAGGACGTAGTGAACCGTAATCAACTATCCAGTTGCGAGCATCCAGACTATTACTACCAAAGTAGACTTTGACAGTAAATGAATAACCGTGAATTTTGTTACAGCCAGGCATACCATTCGGTTTATCATCTGCTCTCCATTGGCGATATGCACATGGGAAAGCATCATGATATTCCTTGGTCGAAACATATTTGTATGAATCATTTGGTAGTTGTGTCATCTCTTGTCTCCAGTTGAGCGATGTTTGATGACTGTGCAGAATGTTTAGAGTGGGTTGAGACAGTCCATAGTCCACTACACATATTTAAATGTGTCATGCACATGATTGTCAACCTCATATTATATCCACTGTGTGTCATGTGTGGATCAAACTCATATACAGGATCACATCTTGTAGAACTTGAGTGTCCCCCACCCAAGTTACTTGGTCTGGTCGCAGTGGTTGTGTGTTATAGCCATTTTGTGGGAATGGATCTCTCATGTACACTGCCTGTTTAGATTTATATGATTCCAATCTATCCAGCTGTGCCACACATTCTGTATGGCACACATAATATGATGACCAGCAGCCACCGCCCTTGGTCTTGAGACCAAATTTATTAAATGGTGTGCCCACAGGCACCCAATGACGTTGTTTGATGATGGTCACATCACATTCACTCAGCACATATTTTTGGGCCCCATATGAGGGACTGCCCACACAGAACTCAGGCACACATACTCTTTCCGTCAGCAGAGTGATCAACATTTTATGGTCCATGATTCAAATAATTCTCACCATAAAATTGTGCGGTGCAACGAACATATTGTATAAATAACATGAACAATTATTCTGTCAAGGAGTACATATCATGACCAACAACTTATTTCAAGTTTATTCAGACTACCTGACCACCATTAACAACCAGGTGTACAACACCCACATGACCTTTGTAAAGAGCACACAGGAATTCATGACTGAAGTGGTCAAGAATAACCCATACAAAGATGCATTTGGCATCATGGAAACTTTCTCACAAACAAGTTCCAAGCAAAAGTAACTGCAGGATTTCCACACAAAGGATCATGATCGTGAGATCATGATCCTTTTCTGTGAGCATGAGATAAGTAAATAACCACATGAATGATTATCAAAATCAATGCAGCGAGTTTATTGAATGGTGCAGACCCAAGCTGAATCTGCGCGGCAAGATTCATGTACACTTGATTAATAAAGACATTCAGGTGGGATCTCAGGTCAGTTTTGGTTATTATGATTCCAAAACTCACAAGATTGTGATAAGTTGCAAAGATCGTCATCCCATAGACGTGCTCAGAACGCTGGCCCACGAGCTGTGCCACCTGGCCCAGGCTCAGATCAGACCACTAACTGGTGCTGATGGTGTGACTGGAAGTCATATAGAGAATGAAGCCAATGCCTTGGCTGGCATACTCATGCGTTTATGGAATACCAAACACATTTAACTGATATTTTTAATACTTGGGTGCTGGCGAAAGGGGACTATCTTCCTGGCATGAACCAGGAAGATAAACCAGATCTTGGTATACAGTGATCCGGACACACGTGGGGTTCACTTGCATCACATTGAGCACAAGTCAGTCACCCATATAAGGACCCATGTGCAGATGACCATCCACATCTTCCAGCACTGCAAAGGCTACTGCGCCTTCTGATGGCTTGAGATCAAACTCTCGCACCCAGGTGATGCGTTCAATAGGGATTTCATATGTGCCATCACGATCCATACTGTATGCATCCACGCTCACATCACGCTTGCGGTTATAGTCATAATTGGTTGGGCAGTTATTGCTATCACTTGTGATCAGATAACGCTGGGTGCGTGACCAATTACCAGGCTTGACAGCAGCCTGCATGAGCTGATCCAGCTCTTCCTGATCCTCAGGATATTCCGGCTCACCATAAATGCTCATGATCAGACTGGGATTGCGTGTGACAAAGTCCACAATAAACTTCTTGCATTGGTCAGTGGACACCTTGCTGGACACGGTAGGAGTCTTGAGTTGGCTACTACGCATATGGATAATCCTTGTGCTTACTAGGGAATAGTAACATGATTTATCATATTGTCAACAAAAAAGGCAGCTGATTTCTCAGCTGCCTTGTGTGAGATATCCATGTTAAGATCAAGCAGCCTTATCTTGAACAGGTGCCTCTTCTGTGGGCTTGTACAAGAATTCCCCAATCTTCATGCTCTTGTTCAGGAACTCTGTGGTGGCTGCCTGGATCGCCTGCACATCATCTGATGTGACACTTTCCTTTAGCTTGACCATAGCTTCTTGAACTTCTGTCTTGAGATCTTCAGGCAGCTTTTCATCATGTTCCTCAAGCTGCTTCTCAGTGCTTGCCAACATTTGATCGGCCTGGTTACGAGCTTCTGCAAGTGCCTTGCGTGCAGCATCTGCTTCTGCATTTGCCTCAGCAGATTTGATCATGTCTGCAATCTCTGCATCAGTCAGTCCACCGTTAGCCTTGATGCTGATCTCCTGCTTCTTGTTGGTGGCCTGATCAGTTGCACTCACAGTCACAATTCCATTAGAATCGATATCAAAGCTTACAAGGATTTGTGGCACACCGCGTGGAGCAGGTGCAATACCAGTGAGTTCAAACTGACCCAAACTCTTGTTGTCTGCTGCCATTGGCCGCTCGCCCTGGAACACCTTGATTGTGACAGCAGGCTGATTGTTTTCAGCAGTGCTGAACACCTGTTCCTTGCGGGTGGGAATGGTGCTGTTCTTTTAATCAGACGAGTGAACACGCCGCCGAGAGTTTCAATTCCCAAACTGAGTGGTGTGACATCCAGCAGCAACACATCCTTCACATCGCCCTGCAACACACCTGCCTGCACAGCAGCACCCATGGCCACCACTTCATCAGGGTTAACACTGCGATTGGGCTCTTTGCCAAAGAAGTCCTTGATAGCCTGTTGTACCACAGGAATACGGGTGGTACCACCCACCAAGATGACTTCCTCTACCTGACTGATATCCAGTTGTGCATCACGCAAAGCCACCTTGCAAGGCTCAATCAGACGTTTGACCAGATCATCAGTCATACGTTCAAATTGGCTGCGTGTGATGCGGGTCACCAAATGCTTGGGACCGGATGCATCTGCTGTAATGTAGGGCAGATTGATTTCTGTGTCCTGTGCACTACTCAGTTCAATCTTGGCCTTTTCAGCAGCTTCCTTCACACGCTGCATGGCCATCTTGTCTGTGGTGAGGTCCATGTGTTCTGTTTTGCGGAATTCCGCCACAATGTGCTCCATGATGCGAGCATCAAAGTCTGAACCACCCAAGTGTGTGTCACCATTTGTGCTCAGCACTTCAAACACACCGTCTGCAATTTCCAGCACGCTCACATCATGCGTGCCTCCCCCTGCGTCCACGACAACCACTTTACCACCGTTACGCTTGTCTAAGCCATAGGCCAGAGCAGCAGCAGTGGGTTCGTTAATGATGCGCAGAACTTCCAGACCTGCAATTGTGCCTGCATCCTTGGTGGCTTGACGCTTACTGTCTGAGAAGTATGCAGGCACTGTGACAATAGCTTGTGTGACCTTCTTGCCCAGATATGCTTCAGCAGTGTTTTTCATTTTGATCAGCACTTGAGCTGAAATCTCTTGTGGGCTATATTTTTTACCAGCCACTTCCACCCATGCATCGCCATTGTCTGCGGCCACAATCTTGTAAGGACTGGATGCAACATCCTTTTGGATTACTTCATCGTCAAAACGTCTGCCAATCAGTCGCTTGGCTTCAAAAATGGTGTTAACAGGATTTGTTACCGCTTGGCGGCGGGCAGCTTGACCCACCAGTTGTTCGTCACCCTTGAATGCCACCACACTGGGCGTGGTGCGAGCACCTTCAGCATTCTCAAGCACTTTGGGTTGACCATTTTCCATGATGGCCACACATGAATTTGTAGTCCCAAGATCTATCGCAATGATAGTCATAATATGTTCTCCTTTTAAAAGCAAGATGGATTTTTGATGGCCCATTAAGGCACCGTCTACAATATTTATATGGTTTACTGTTGTGCGTCAATGTGTTTCATAATAAATTGACAATTATTATCATCTATCATAGCGGCAACTTAGTGTTGTGGTCCCTGCTATGTGCCCATTGAACTCTGTGTTGTTGACTAAGTCAATGCTTCCCCTTGCCAAGCATTGCAGCAACCATGTGGATCCACATCTGGATCCAGATCAAACACCTCTGGCATCTTCTCACTCAACATTTTAAATAATGTACAGGTGTGACCATCCAACCAATTGCAGTTTTCACATCTGACCTGACCCAAGTTATATCCTGCATTTTCAGGGGTCACTTTGTTCAGTATCTTTTGATCATCATGTGGCTTACCTTGGATATACAGACCACAACTGGCATTGGCTACCACCTTGTCATGAGCACCAAACAATGAACATCGCTGTTTGCCAGGCATAAAAAAGGTGCAACTACCACATTGTGCAAACTGAGTTTTATCTCCTGAGGGAGGCAGATATAAGAAGGCAGCACGCACAATGGGCTGCTCTTTTTGTTGTGATTGTTCTATCAGATTGATTAAATCGCGCATGTGATATTTATACTAGATGATAACCTCAATTTCCACAGGATGCCAACTTGGGTTTTCACGAGGATAGCCTCTGGCATTGTTCACATATCTCACGCCCTGAATGTCCTGATCAAATCTAAAATGAGTATGCCCAAAGCACCAAGTTTTCACACTGTGGTTCACACAAGACTCCAGATCAGTATTCAAAAAACTACCATTAAGCAGATTCCATGTGCGATTGGTGGTCACCTTGACCAGGTCACGATGAGGAATATGATGCGAGACCACCACCTTAGGTAACTGGTTCCGGGAGACTGTCTGTCGCACATAATCAGCATCTGATAGTGCAGCTTCCATAACGCCTTTCCAGGCTGGTGTGGTGGACCAGTTTATATATTGTGCATCACTCATATGATCCTGCCAAGCTTGAACTTGATCTTCAAAACGAAACCCCGAATCAGCATCAAAGTTGTGCCAGCCTGTGACGCCCACAAACTGAACCCCGTCTACAACCACATGAGATCTATGCAGGAAGTGCACATCATGAGCCATACTCCATCTTGCATAATGATCATAAATTTCTGCCACATTGCGAGGATAAGGCCACTGCGCTTCCCATTCGCTATTATACGTTCTGGTCTGATGAAAGCCCAGGTTATACATGTCATGATTGCCTGCCACCCAGATCACTTTGGGGAACATGCTACGGAGATTTTTGATCCAGTGACTGGTTTCCATCACATCATTACTGATATCCCCTGCAACCACCATGGGGATCATGGGATCACACTGCTGTAGCACACTCCAATCCCACAGATTGCTGTCCACATGCACATCAGATATTAGGGTGAATCTCATAAAGGGTTCCAGTTATAGAATACAACTAGTAATATGGGTGGGAACACATGGTATGTCAATACCTACCATCTGGCATTATCCTTATACCCTGCTCGGATCAGTTCTGCTGCCGCCTTGAGAGCTCCTGCTTTGCCTTGACCCAGATACTTGTGCATTATGTCTGCAACTGGTTGTGGTGCATCGTAGCCCAGCGACACAGATTGAGCAGTCAAACATCTCAACAAGGGTAGTTTGTGGCTGTAGGTTAAACTCAATTTTTTCACTCCATGTTCAGGCACACCTTGTAAACTGACTAATTTATTGTAATAACATAAAAAGTCACCCCCCACATGTGTGGGTGCATGAATAAGATTGGTAAGTTTGTTGGCAAACACATGGAAGTTGTTGCCCACATGTGTGGGAGCACCTTCTAAACTCTGCAGATTGTTATACTGGACCCAGAAATCTCCGCGCACCCATTCAGGAGCCCCTAACAAAGATTCCAGACCACATTCTTCGCCAAAAAAGTGACCTGTCACCTTGCCAAATTTCACAGGCAGTTGAGGCAGGCTTTTCACCTTTACACCCACGCTGCCGGTCACATTCACTGTGCCTGTATCATCTATGTGGACCACACCGTCTGTCTCAAAATGCTTCCTGAATAGCTGCTTGATCTGTTTTGTATCTACCATCTGGCGTTTTCCTTGTATCCTGCTTTGATCAATTCAGCTGCTGCTTTGAGGGCACCCATTTTGTCCTGACCCACATATTTGTCCATTATTTCTTTGACAGGATCAGGTGCATGACTAATTAGCACTCTATTATATATGACTAATCGCAACAAGGGTAAATGAGCATTATATGTGCACCAAAATTCCTCTCCCACATGGTCAGGAGCACCTTCCAAGCTGCTAAGGGGACTATCAGTGCACCAAAAATGACTCCCCACGTATGTAGGAGCCCCTTTTAAGTTGATGAGTTTGTTATGTTCACATAAAAAATATCCACCCACACTGGTGGGGGATCCCACCAGTGTGGTGAGACTAGCACCATTGCACCAAAAATTACCTGAAACTGTGCCAAATTGTATGGGCAACTGGCTGACTTTTTTCGTTAAATCCACAGCACCTTTTACATTCACTATGCCTTTAGATGAGATTGTAACCTTGCCATAAACTTTGAAATTAGATTCCAGCAATGTTTTAATTTGTTCTTTATCTGTCACCATCTGGCATTGTCCTTGTATCCAGCTCGGATCAATTCAGCTGCTGCTTTGAGGGCACCCACTTTACCTTCTCCTGCGTATTTGTCTAAGATGTGATTCACCTTGTCCCCTCCATCCCTAAGATACACACTGGGATACATGAGGGTTCTCAACACAGGTAAATGTGGGTTGTATGTGCATTTGAATTCTCTACCCACATGAGCAGGTGCTCCTTCCAAGCTGGTGAGATTTGGGCCATTCATCCATGAAAAAATCCCTCCCACATAATTGGGGGCGCCCTCCAAGCTGGTGAGTAATTCACCGCCCAGACCACCACCCCAAAAATTGCCCCCCACATGAGCAGGAGCACCCACCAAGCTCTCAAGTTTATTACCGCCGCATGAAAAACTACCTGCCACATGATCAGGAGCCCCTTGCAAAGTGGTTAGTGTGTTTTCCCAACAGGTAAAGTCTCCTCCCACACGACGGGGCGAACCTATTAAGGTGGTCAAAGATTTCTCATGGCACGCAAAAGCTTCTGACACATTACCAAATTGCACAGGGAACTGTTTGACCTTCTTCTTTAGGAAGACTTGCCCCTTAACATCCACCACGCCATCAGGTTGTATGGTCACATTACCCAGTATAGTGAAGTACTTCTTGAGTAAGGCCTTAATTTCTTCGACATCTACCATCTGGCGTTTTCCTTGTATCCAGCTCGGATCAATTCAGCTGCTGCCTTTATGGCCCCCACTTTGCCCTGACCCACATAGGTGTCCATTATTTGTTTGGCTTGTGCAGGAGCATGGCCAATTGCCACATTATTATACATGCTCAATCGCAGCAAAGGAAGATGTGCATTATAAGTGCAAAAAAACGTGCCACCCACATAAGCAGGTGCCCCTTGCAAGCTGGTGAGTTTATTGGTATTACACCAAAAATTACCCCCCACATGATCAGGTGCACCTTCCAAAGTGCTCAGGTTATTTTCACTACAGTCAAAGTCGTAAAGCACATAACGAGGAGCGCCCTGCAAGCTGGTGAGTTGATTATTATTGCAAATAAAACTTCCATCCACATGATCAGGTGATCCCACCAAGCTGGCGAGTGCATTAAAATTACAGTCAAAATCTCCGTGAACAATACCAAAAGACACAGGCAGTTCACTTATTTGATTGGCTAAACCCACATCGCCATACACATTCACCACACCCTCATCTGTGATTTTGACGGAGCCAGTGATTTCAAAATGTTCTTTTAATAAAGCCTTAACTTGTTTTATGGTTACCATCTGGCATTCGCCTTGTATCCTGCTCTCACCAATTCAGCAGCACACTTGAGTTGACCCGTCCTGCCTTGCTTGGTATATTTGTTCAATATTTGTTCAATGGGTAAAAGTGTCAATCTGTTGGGGAAATCATTAGTGGTCTCTAGTTCAATCTTTTCCACACTCAATAATCCCAGTAGTGGTAGTGTGGCACCATAACTTATCACCACAGTGCCTATGTGATCAGGTGTATATTTAAATGATTCCAAGGGATTGTCATGTGCATAAAGTTGTTCACATGGAGGAGCATGAAACAGATCGGTGAGCATGTTGTGGCTGCAATTCAATATACCCACAGCGGGACAATGTGCCAAACTTGTGATGTTATTATAGCTACAATCCAAATCATCATGCACTTTTGTGGGTGCATGAGCAAGACTGGTCAATAAGTTTTTGCTACAGTTGAAGTCTCCAATCACCTCTGTGGGTGCGCCTTCCAGTGTGTTCAATCGGCTCTTGGTGAGTATAAAACTGCCACCCACTATACCAAACTTAACGGGCAACATGCCATTTGGTGCAGGTTTACGCATGTACAAATTATTATTGGGCACTTGAACGATGCCATCTGGCTGGATCAAAAATTCATAATCATTAAGGTGTTCTGTAGTCCAAATATCTGAAAAGTAGGTTTCGAACAATTGTTTTACTTGCTTTATATCTACCATCTGGCGTTACCCTTGAATCCAGCCTTGATCATAGCCACAGCAGCTTTCAGTGCGCCTGCTTTGCCTTGACCTATATAAGTATCAAAGATTTCAGTCAACTTTTTATTTTCGCCATTCACATGAGGGTATCTCAAACTCACATGCAGCGTATGTTTGTGCTGTGTCAATTTGAGCAGAGGCAGATTTGGTGGTGCACTCATGGTCACATAGCTAGCGTTAAGGGGTATGCCATCCACACTTGTGAGGCCTGTGCCCATTTGTTCTGTACCTATAAAATGCCCTGAGAAATCTGTGGGTGCATGTTCAAAATTACTCAGTAAATTATAGGAACAATTGTATGTACCTCCTATACTGCTAGCATTACCCACACTTTTTGGCCCACCCTCCAAACTGGTCAGGTAGTTGTTTTGGCATAAAAAGCTGCCCATCACAGTGTGAGGGGCATTGTGCAAGGATTCCAGTTCACATTCATGTGCCTCATAGGTGCCTGTGACCAAACCCATTTTGAAGGGTATGGTTTTTTTAAATTTGGGCTTGATGGAAAAAGCTTTCACATTCACTGCATGTGTTTCTTCGTCCACCCAAACTCGCATCAGTTGCACAGTGTGATAACTGGCATAAAACCACTCTGTTAGTTCTTTCTTCTCTGCTTCAGTTACGGCCATGATTGATCACCATTTCGCATTATCTTTGTATCCTGCACGGATCAGTTCTGCTGCGGCTTTGATGGCGCCGGGTTTACCTTCTCCTGCGTATTTGTCGATTATTTTTTCCACTTGTTCGGGGGCCCACAAAATATTCACACTATCATACATGGTCAATCGTAACAGGGGTAGGTGGGCATCATATAAGCACAAAAATAAATCCCCCACATGATCTGGTGCACCCTCCAAACTTGTGAGTTTGTTATGGGAGCATGCAAAACGACCCCCCACATGACGGGGAGCACCCACCAAATTTGGGAGATGGTTATCATAGCACATAAAATTGCCATCCACATGATCAGGTGCACCCTGTAAGCTGGTGAGTTCATTGTCGCTGCAATGAAAATCACCAGAAACATGGCCAAATTGCACCGGTAACTGTTTGATCCAAGTCTTTTTCTTTAATTTTACATCACCTTGCACATCCACCACGCCATTAGGCCGCATAGTCACCTGGCCCAGGACATCGAAGTATTGCTTAAGTAACGCCTTCACTTGTGATGTGTTCACCATTTCGCATTATCCTTATACCCAGCTCGGATCATTTCCACAGCACACTTAATGGCACCTGGCTTGCCTGTTCCTGCATATTTTTCCAGGATTGCAGTCACAGGATGTTCCTTGCCTGACCCTGCATATCTCACCATGACTCGTTTTTGGTTTAACAGTTTTAACATGGGTAAGTGTGCATGATAGGTTATATCCACCTGCCTTGCCTCTGATGGTAAACCATCCACACTCATCAGTTCCTCATTCATTTCATTGACAGCTATGAAGTACCCTGTGAACCGTTGTGGTGCACCTGTAAAGTTTATCAAATTGTTGTTGCTGCATGCGTATGTGCCTCCGCCCATTTCTGTCCTGCCCACATCTTGTGGTCCACCCTCTAAACTGGTCAACAAATTACCATAACAACCAAAGTTACCTGTGACTGTGTGTGGTGCATTTTTCAAACTTGTGAGATTTTTGAATGCACACATAAAATGCCCTTGTACAAGACCAAACTTGACAGGTATTTCACCCATGGTCATGAGAGTGATCATATGCGCCTTCACACTCAGTTCATGTGTCACATCATCTATCCACACATCCTGTAGATCCTTGGTGCTGAAATTGCGATGAAATTTATCAATCAGTTGCGTTTTTTGTGTTTCAGTTAAGGCCATTTATCATCACCATCTGGCATTATCTTTGTATCCAGCCCTGATCATCTCCATGGCTGCTTTTAAGGCTCCTGCTTTGCCCTGGTTGCGATATTTCATCAAAATGCCCTCTATGGGATGAACACCATCATATGTTTCAGTAAAAACATGAGGCTCGTGATTTATAAGTTTTAACATGGGTAGATCTTTCTGATAACTCAGTTCCACAGCCCTGCAATGCACTGGTAACCCATCCACATTTTCCAGATGGTATTGTTTTTTAGACCCTTGATTAAGATAACTGAATGATCCTGTGAAATCCGCAGGAGCACCCTCGAAGTTTGTTAAAGGATTAATACCACACACATACCAAGCACCTTCCACATGTTGCGGACCACCTTTTAATGTGGTCAAGTTATTGTTAACGCACCAAAAACTTCCTGTCACAGTGTGAGGGGCATTTTCTAAAGAGGTTAATTCACATGAGATACAATAAAAATGACCCTCCACACGACCCAATTTCATAGGTATGTGCCCTTCGGCTGTTAGTTCCACAGTCTCTGCTGTAATATTAATAGCCTGAGTGGTTGCATCCACACTCACTTCTGTAAGTTTGGTTAACTTAAAGTGTTGTTTGACTAATTTGATCAAATCTGCCTGTGCTTTTTTAGACATCTGCATGTGTGATCACGTCAAATATGTGAATGTTCTGGGCACCACACCCAGCAGATTACAAGCAGTCTTGAAAGTGGGCTCATTTACTGCAACCAAGAACATCTTGTCTTTGTGGTTTTGCCACAAGTGTTTCACATTCACAAAGTTACTGCTGTCCACAATATCCAGATCCGAGAACAACATGATGTTGTAGCCCTGTGCAGCCAGTTCACTCAGCTGGTTACTAATACTAACTGTGAATTGTGTACCACCTGTGGCTCCCAGATTGAACACATGCCTATACCCCTTTTTGATACCATCTTTTGGTACCTGTTGACCTATGTCTGTGATTTTATCCACCTGGGCATATGTGTCTGTGCCCATGTTTACCACAAAGCTTTTGTTCTCCCCAGCAAAAAACACAACACCCATGTCCACATTCTGCTTGCCCAGTTGCTTGAGTAGGTTTTTAACCTCTGCCATCACACGTGGCACTTCGTCCCACATGCTGCCTGACGTATCAAACACAAACACCAGTTTAGCTTTGTGCTCTTCTAATGTCTTTTCACCAGGCTTGAGTGCACCTGCACCAGTTTGTGCAGCTATTGCTATGCCTGTGACTGCTCTACGGCTGGGCTTTGCATAAGTGATGTCTGTTTGTGGCACACTGGCTGTGACAAGATTCTTGATTAAAGTTTTCCAGTTAAACTTGGGTTTAACCTGTAAAATCTCAGATTCACGACTTTTTAGGTCAATGGCCCCGCCTTCGCCAGGTTTACCTGTGGATTTTTTACCTGGCCCGTGCACACTCTGGTCTTTCTGCTTGAGCTCTTCCTCAGTGCCAATTTCCTCACGACGAGCTAACTTGTCCTCTACCTCTTTGTGGATTTTGTCCATGTCTATTTCTGGCTCAGGTTGCTCATCTTTAGGGTCACCACCTGGAGGTTTCGGACCATCACCTGGTGGTTTAGGTGGACCACCACCAGGTCCTTCACCTGGACCTTCGCCGGGAGGAGGTGGTGGAGCCACAAGTTCAATTTCGGATGGATCAAATGTGGGCATCAGTAGCCTCCTGCTTGTGGTGTTCTGGCTGCTTCCACTTCTGCTTGTGTGGCTTCCACAGTTTCCACCTTACCGTCTTTGGTGATTTTTGTAACCTTATAAAACTTACCAGTCTTCTTCTCTTTTACCACATCACCCTCTTTCAATGGTTGGGGGGGCTCAGGCGGCTTGGGAGGTTGAGGAGGTTTGGGCGGTGTGGGTGGTTGCGGAGGTGGATGGTCATCCATGTCTGCAATATCCAGGAACACATCCTGTAGTGGCTTGGGCATCTTCTTGAGCTCTGAGTCCACTAATGCCACCATTTCTTTGTATTTGCCCTGACGATCATAGTTGATGTGATCTGAGAACAATCCTATGGGCAGCTGATCATAACCACTCTTAACCAACATGTAGTTGCTACGGTAATCGGATGCATAGTTGTGCACAGTGTGACTGAACTCAGGCATTCTCTTGCTTGCAGCAAAGTCTCCATATGTGTAATGCAAAAGTTCATGCACAATCAGGAACTCAATGTAAGCATATGCATCTGGGATGGATCCACCGTTGGATACATACTTTTTACCTTGGGGTTTAAGCCCTTCCACTTCTGCAAAGGTCATTAGCTTTTGCATGAAGGGCACATTAAACAAAAATTCACCCTTGGCTGTGGCTGCTGCTGTTTTGATAACATCATTCCACTGTGCATATTCCTTCTTGTTGCTGGGAAGCAATATGGGACTAAAGTCAAAGATGTAATTGGTTTCACCTGGTGCCCTTAGTGGGAAAAATTGATCATGTTCCAGTTGAATCATCTTTATCAGCTTCATGAATATCACAGGATCAAATTTTTCATGATGTGCTTGATCAGAGTGTTCAATCATGTCAAATGCAGCACTCTCTGCTGCATTGCGGGCAGCAGTATCATACAACAGGTAACTGTATTGTTTCATCTCTTCAATCTTGCTGATATACTTTTGCATGTCAGCTTGAATTTTGGCCGCAGGCACACCAGTCTTTGCACTAGTATCATTTATGATCTGCTTGATGTGTGAATCTGTGAGTTGTGTTTGTTTGAAGCCCACTTGACCAGGGGCTGCTTTTTTGGTCACAAACGCCTCTTCCAGCGCCTTGCCCCATCGGCTACTTGGTGAATATGTCATGAACTTTTTCCAACATTTGTGCAAACTCATCGTCTGAAATATCTTCTCCCATCAAATCACCCATTGCAGTGGTCACACTGTCTTCCATGCGATCCACCATGGCTGCATCCATGTCATGCGCTTGTGCAGCTTGTCTTAACTCGTTGACCAAGTAATACACCTTGTTAATTTTGTCCCCAGTGATCTGCACCTTGCCATCTTGCATGGTTTTTAAGGGTTGAGTGTTTGCCAATATGGCATCGGATGGACGCTTCTCCGCCTTGAACAATTTGCCCAAGTAGTTTTCAAAGTCTTCAGCAAACTGGTTCAACTCAAAGTTGTTCACATAGTTCACAAAATCCAAGTCATCTTTCAAATGCTTGCTGGGATCTGACACTACTATGTCCAACATGTCCTCCAAGGAGGCAGCCTGTCTGCTCTTGATCAGGAATTTGGCGCTGTAGTCTTTCAACCAACCTTTCACCATGCTCATGAATTGTGGACTGTCTATCTGATGCTTGTCCATGATCCAGCTGAGTGTGCTGTTCAACTTGGTCCATGCAGCCTCAAATAATGCTTGTTGATATTCGTCAGACTCCATGCTGGCAGCCTTGCGCACCACACGGTCCACACCCGCTATCAAATCTAGCAACAGGGTGGTGTATTCTCTAGGGCTAATGTACAATGTTTCATCGCCCATCTTGATGAAAAACTTTCTGCTTGCTGCATCATGACCTGGCAATGGCTTCTTGGTGGCAAATGTGTCTGCAAATGCTTTCACCACGTCTAGTGCTACAGTCTTACTCTGATCTGCACGTGATGCCAGTTTGCCACTGGGTAATACTGAATTTTCCCAATACTTCACGCTTGCATCCCAATCAGGGGCAGTATCCAGGTAATCAGTTGCATCCTTCAAGTGTCCTGTTAGCTCCACAGTGCCCTTGTCATAAGGATTCATGGCTGCAATCACAATGGTTTCCTTGGGCAGATGTAATTCATCATTGAAGCTCTTTTCCAAGATCACTCGTCGCAGACTGTTGAACACATTAGCACTTTTCACTCTGTTAAGTTCGTCAAAGAAGATCAGATACTTGTAAGGTGCATTTTGAAATGCCTTCTTTCTCTCTGCACTCACACTGGGGTTTGCCATGTATGCAGCAGTATCTTCCTCTATCTCATTCATGATCTTTTGATACAAGCTGGGCTCACTGAACTGAACAGCCATCTTGTGACCATCCTGCTTGGGTACTGGAATACCTGTGATCTCATCCACACTGAGTGTGGAACAATCCACATGCACCAATAACATGTTCAACTTTTGTGCAACATCTGCTGCTTGTGCAGTTTTACCAATACCAGGTAAACCAGCGATAACAGGAATATATGATCTTGCATCGCCCAACTTGATTTTGGCTTCAATCTGATGTTGTAAGGTGTCTCTCCATGATTTTGGTGCAAGAGCTTTAGCATCTGCAAATTGTCCACCGGATGTGGCTGTAATGATTTTTCTCACAGCATCTTGCGTGACCTTGTACAGGCTGCTCACAGCTTCACCTTGCTGGAACTGTGCTTTGACATTGGCCATGAGTGCGGCAGCATCTGCTTCGGATTTAACAGGTACACTGGCATTCACATACAGTATGATCTGTTCCCAGCGGCGGGGACTGGTTCTGATTTCTGTGTTCACATCATCATGACTGATGTGTTCATCTGTCAATGCTTCATCAAATGCTTGCACAACCTCAGGCTTGAGTACAACCCCAGTGTCTTTTTCAAATCGGGCAGTCAGATAATTCATGAACTCTGATTTGGTGGGTGCCTGGTATTCCATCTTCTTGAAGTCTGCGTTGAGTGGAATTTCTTCAATTGTCTGACCCACATCAGTCAAGTTACTGGCATAAATCACATAAGTGCCTGTGGGAATTCTGTCGTTACCAATTCTGCCGTTCAGTATGCCTCTAAGAATGTTTCTCACATTGGCTGAGGTTTGGCGGAAGTATTCATCCAAGAACAGCACCACTCTATAGTGTGATCTTACTTGTGCAATTTCAGGAGGGATAGTGTTTTCATCGCCACCCATATTGTGCCACAACTGCTTGAGGTTGGCATCTGCACTTCTCATCAAGTTGATTAGTGTTTGATCAGGCACTGCCTTCTTTTGTGCAAGTTCACTAGCCAGATGACTTTGACCCAGTTGCACATGAAAATTTTGATCGCTCACATTCACACTTTGTGACTTGCCTGTTTTACTCACAGGATCAAACACAATAAAGGGAATGTTGATCAGATGTTCTTCTGTGATGTGTGGAGCCTCCACCAAGATCACAGGTAGACCCATCAGTCTGCCCAACTGTTTCACAAAGGTGGTCTTACCAATACCTGTGGAACCTGCCAACATCAATCCTGTGCCATGGCTCAGCAGCATGTTGTCCATGACCTGCTCCAGTTGCTTGGTTCTTGTGTCCAGGTTGCTGCTGGCTACTTGCACACGTTTAGTGACTTTTGCAGCTTTAGTGGTGGTTGTGGCTGGTGCTATAGACTTCACAGGTGCTTTTGTGGGCGCTTGCGCTGTAACGCCTGTTTTAGCTGCAGGTTTTGCAGCAGCCTCTGTGAGTATCTGTCCAATTATACTTCTCATGTGTTCAATCCCAATTCTGAATTTTAGCCCACAGTGTGGGTTTGGCTTGCTTGATTCTCTTCATCACATGGCCATTGGGATCTTCCACCCCATATGGGGATATGTGGTTGTCTGATCTCCGCTTGGCCTGTGTCTTGGCAGCCTCAGAAATTGGTAGTGTGTTTTTAGGGGGAAGTTTTGCAACCGTGGGTTTCATGATCCAGATCCTGTGATTTGTTTTTATTTACATGATCGTACAGGATCTGTTGAGTGGGATTTCAAAGAATATCCCAAATGGATCAGTCCATTTTGGGACTGATTGATGTTTTTTTACCAGACTTGATTCATGAATGATTTGGATCTATCTCGTTCCCATAGCCTCTGCCTGCGTTCGAAATCTGCCAGATCCACACTTCTGCTAAGGTAACATTCTTCAGGACTCAAGAACCAATCGTTCCATTTGTTTATGATTGCTGATAACAATTTCATAATATTAGCTCCCCAGCCTGTGCTTGTTAATAGCTGTACGTAACATGATATCTCGCTTGGCCCTAACTTTTCCAGTTAGTAAGAGGAATTTCCAAATGGCTTTGCCAATTTTTTTAAGTTTGATCATGATGCAGTCTCCTTGTGTGTATCATATACTTACTTGTTGCAGTGCACAAACACAATGGGTGTTTCCTACCACGCAGACCTGCATGAAGAACATGGCAAACTATCAGCTATGCTTTGAGTAGTTGGGCTACTTCCTTACGATAAATCTGTCTGATCTTCACAGGATCAGCCAGGATAGCTTCGTATTCCACAATCTGCTCACTGAGTGTTTGGATTTCGCCTTCCACTTTCTCCATGGCATCTTTTGCCCAGCGATAAGTGGGCAGGCTCACAATACGCTCAATTTGATCGTCTGTGAGCGCGATTTTTGCAGTTAGATCACGCACTTTCACATCCACCGCAGCTTTATTGTCTGCACTGGGTAGCCACTTGGGTAGACCACCCTTCAAACATGCCTGAATGCCACATGCAAAGTTGAGCTCTCGCAACAAGTCGTCTCTCATCTTTGTATAACGCAGGGCATAATAAGTCAAGCGCCAATCCACAAACGCTTTGACCAAATCTTCTGCATGATCATATTGTTTGATGCTGGTGTTGTTGAAGTCCAGCACCACAATACGTTGTGTGGTCTTGCTCTTTAGTTTGAAGAATGCGATGGCATCTGCTTCTGTCCAAGCAGCCACGGCGGGAACTTTGACCTTCTTGCCATTCACAATTTCTGTGGAGGCAGGCTTACCACTAATCACGCCACGCTTGAATCTGATTTCAATGTTGATCAGCTTGGTGCTGCGATCTGTGTAGCTGTGGATCTGGTCATCATCTTCCATTTGATTCAAACGTGCTTTGAACTTTTCCAAGCTCATGTCTGGAGGAAGTTCTGTGACCCTGACCAGATTGTCACCTTCGATAGTGATCTTGCCCACAAACTCATATGCATTGTCACCCAGGGACTTTACTGTGGTTTGCAAATAGTCGAACTGTGGTATTAGCATGGGCACAGGCTTTCCATCAATCACAGCCAGTGTGGCTGACACAATATCTTTCAAGCTGTGTGGCAGGATTTCTGTGCTCCAGCCCACAGCAATACCACTCATGCCATTCAGCAATGTGAGTGGGATCAAGGGTAGGAAGTTGGCAGGTTCCATCACGCTGCCATCATAGTTGGGTTTGAGTGGCACAATGTCCAAGTCTGTGTACAGCAGTTGCTCTGAGGCCTTGTTCTTTTTCACATAGGTATAACGTGGGGCGCCCCAACCATCTGGTGACACCCTGGTGCCAAATGCACCCAGACCTTCCAGGAGTGGAATGTTGTTTAAGTAAGGGGCAGCCAGTCTGCTAATAGTGTCGCTTGCGCTCACATCTCCGTGGAGAAAAATATTGGCACTGATCATCTCGCCACTCAGACTCACAGTCTTTATCTTTTCAGATTTGTTACGCATCAGCCAGAGGGCCTTACGCTGACCATCCTTGAGTCCATCACATGATGAGGGAATGGCACGGTTCTGCGCTGTGTAGATTGCGTACTCTCTGCTTGAGGTGTTAATATAGTCACTGGATGCGCCTGCAACCATATGAGGTTGCACCACAGTCACAGTTTTGGTCGTTTTTTTCATTAGATGCTCATCCATTCCTTACGAGAGTCAGCTAGGGTCTTATCGAAAATTAACTTTAGTGTTTCTTCCAGTTTACCATCGTCTGTGAGGGGAATCAACCTGGGTTTAGCCAAGCTGTTCATCCAGTCCACTTCTTCCAGACTACCCAAGCCCTTGGCTCTAGTAGCTTTTGCACAACCTTTCCAGTCATCGCCATTGTAGTTCTGCCAGTCATCACTATACCAGTAATGGCGTTGCTTCTTTTTGTCCTCCTGGATGATGAAGGGTGTGCTGAACACCAGGAAAAAGGCAGGCAGGTTAGGATCAAACAGTTCGGGCCAGTGCAAGTAGAAGAAGTTGGTGAGCAGTGCCATGATGTTGGCCCCATCAGTGTCTGCGTCACAAGTGATCCACACCTGACCATACCTGAGTTCATCACGCTTTACTTTGGCCCCTAAGGTCAAACCAATGCTGCTCATGATGTCCTGACAAATGGAGTTATCCAGGATGGTTTTGTTGCTCTCACCTCGCACGTTCAGGATCTTACCACGCAGCGGAAGACCACCATGTACTTCAGGATCTCGCACAGCACTCACACTGCTCACAGCTGAGTCTCCTTCTGCAATGAGCAGGATGCACTGGGTCCGATCCTTTCCAGTGGCATCCATGAGCTTGGGCACCTTGGTGCGCAACACCTTGCGAGCCAGCTTGGCAGTGTCTGCATCATCCTTCTTTTGAGTTCTTGCAGCACACCGAGTATAAATCTGATCAATCCAGCTCTTGTTATCACGTAATATCTTTTTGTACAGTTTTTCATCATCCAGTGCAGTGCGAATGTATGCTTCCACTTCCTCATTGATGAGCCTGGTCTTGCTCTGGCTATCAAAGTCTGGCTTGAGCATGTTTGTCACGTTGTAGATGAGCAGGGTTTCCATGACATCACTGCGATTTGGGGTCAAACCACGACGCTTGCTTTCTCTAGTCAAGTTGTTGAGCAGATTGCTCACAAAATACTTTTTAAAGGAGTCAATTTGTGTTCCACCATTGAACACGGGTATATTGTTAACCAAACTGTGGCTCATGTCTGCGCTATCAGTAAAGTTGGGTACCAGAATGAATTCACTTGCAAACTGCTTGTCCACCAAGTCCATGTTGATCACAATGGGTTCATAGCCCGCAAACAAGGAATGACTGCCCTTGCGAGCCTTGATCAACTCCCCATTGAATTTAAACTTTATGGTGGGATTGGCACATGCAATCTCAACAATTCGACTGCGCAAAAATTCTGCGCTTAATGTGAGCACCTTGAATACTGATGCACTCAACTTGAATGTGATCTTGGTGCCTGTTTTGCCCTGCTTGCTAGTGATCCTGGGTTCACCCATCTGCAAACTGTCCCCGAACATGGGATTACCCTCGCTGAAGTTTTGCTGAAAGCGTTTACCATCACGATGAATATCCACATTAAAGAACTCTGAACAGTAGTTCACACCTGATGCACCAATGCCATTCATACCTGCTGTGTTGGTGCGTTCATCAAAGTTTCTGCCACTCATGAGCTCACTGAGTGCAAGGGTGGCTTTGTGCATTTTGTGATCTTCATCCCAATCAATGGGGATGCCACGACCATCATCTTCCACACTGAATGTCATGGTGTCAGGATCAAATGTGATGTCAATCTTGGTGCCATGACCATGTGCCACCACCTCATCCAGCGCATTATCCCAAACCTCCCTGGCCGAAGTAAACACAGCTGGCACCCAGGAATATTCTTTCACACATGCTTTTTCTTGGGTGAAATCAAGCACTGGTTGGGTGTGCAGTGTGGTTGACCCATAATATACTGTGGTTCGCAATCTCACATGTTGATATGGAGAGAGTTTTTTAATTTCGTCTTTGGCCATCTTGATCACCTAACTGAATAAACTAGCTTATGGTGTGCTAGCATGTATTTCAAATGGATGGGGCGGAGAACTATTCCCCGCCCCATGTAATGATAATTTAGTGTGTGCAATCAGTCTTGCCGATTTCCTAGCAGACTGAGCAGCATCTGAAAGATGTTCACAAAGTTCAAATACAAGCTGAGAGCGCCAAATAGTGCACTCTTTTCTGGTGAATCAAAACCATACACTTCACCGTTTGACAGATAATCATTCTTGAGATTCTGACAGTCATATGCTGTGAGTCCTGTGAAGATCACAACACCCAGTACACTCACAATGAATGCAAGCATGCTGCTGGCCAGGAATATGTTCACCACACTTGCAATCAGAATACCAATCAGGCCCATGATCAGGAACGTGCCCATGTTGGTCAAATCTCGTTTAGTGGTGTAGCCTATTGCACTAGCTGACGCAAATGTTGCGGCAGTGATAAAAAATGTGCTTGCAATACTCACACCCGTATAGGTGACAAATATGCTGCCCAAGCTGAGACCCATGCTCACAGCAAACAACCAGAACAACCAGTTTGCTGTGCCATAGCTGAGCTTGTGAATACCAAAACTGAGCACTAACACAAATGCCAGCGGAATAAGTGCAAATATGATGGGTAATAAACCTGTCTTAAGTGCCCCTCCCAAAAGTGCGGCTGTGAACCAGGCTGTGATGCCACTCACAACTAATGCAGCAGTCATGCGATTGAAAATGCTCATCATGAAGGTTCTGAGCCCTTGATCTAGGGCGCTCACAGATTGCGTGTGCAGTACTGAAGTAGTATATTGGTCCATGTGTATAACCCTTTCTGAGTTTAATGCCACCACTTCTGTTTCTAGGTGGGTGGCCCACCCAATGGAATTACGCTGCTAGCAACGCATTCTCAAATGCAACATTAGTGTTTGCATTTACAGTTTTCTTGCTGTAAGGTAGCTTGCGCACCAACACCTACTCTGACCCTTACTATTGCCAATCAAAATCTGCGTCGTCCCCATATGGTGGAGACGCTCGGTGCTGCCCCGAGGTCTTGGTCAATTTATTTGATTAGTATCCACAGTGTTACTCATATTTAGCTATAATAAAAGGGTATGTCAAGCCTACTCAGAATGAATCAATTGAGATTACCTGCCTGCTGCATACGCCCTAGCTTCAGCAGTAGCTAATTGCTCTCTGCTTATGCCCAAAGCATTAGCTCTAGCTTGTTGCGAAGCTAAAATATCGGCACCACTCGGTCCAAGACCATTATCAGCGATTCCAAACTGTACAAACAATCTGTCTCTGAAACTCAGGTTGTCGGGGGCGCCTGTGCCGGCCTGAGCCAAAGCTGGTTCAGTTAAACTGGGTGGCAACTGAAAGTTTGTTGAGTTGCTATCGCCCATGATGCTCTTCAAGCAAGGGTTCACATTTGGCACCACCAATCTGAAAGGATTGTTGGCCACATTGGCCAGTGCGCCTGCAACATTTTCTATTTCAGCTTTAATGGCTGATGCCACACCAGTTATGGCTGCACCCACACCTTTGATCAAGCCTGTGACTGCACTACCCAAACCCCCAAACAGTGCTGAACTGGCTTTACCCAGTGCGGAAATAGCTCCGTTAATCAGTTGTGACGCACCTGATTTTATGGCTGCCATGAGTGCTGTCATGGCGCCTGTGAATGTGCCAATAATGGCTTGTGGAATGGCCATTAATGCGTTTGTCACGGATCCCAGAGTGGAAGTCACACCTTTCAACACATCATTAAATGCTCCTTGCACACTGCCAATAAATCCGGACAAACTGTTGCATCTGTTTTCAGTGTTGCGTTGGGTGGGTTGGAAAGTGAGATCAATAGCTCTGAATATGCTAGCGCCATTTTCCAGCACATTGGTGGCATGTGCGCTCATGTTGGTGATTGTGGCTGGAATCTGACCCACTTGTTGCAAGCTGTTTAAACTTTGTTCAATCTGCGTCAATTGTGCGGGAGACACACTCAGACTGCTTTCTGCTACAGCCATAGCCTGCGCGGCAGGATCTGCCAGTGTGGCCACAGTGGGGGCAGTAGGCACAGCTGAACTCAAGCTGGATGCGCCCACTGTGCTTCCTGTATAGGCCTGGGTTAAACTGGCTTGAATAGCTGTGTTGGGATCACCATAGTTGGGAGCAACCTCAGATTGCTCCATGCTGCTGGTCACATAATTGAATACTATGTATTTTTGTGTGGTAGTGCTCATGTGAGTATTTAACACATGATTCACATGATTCTAACGGGCAGTAAGTTTACCTGATTTTACTTCCTGTTCCAGTTGATCACACCCACCCACATGGCGACCATCTATCCAAATCTGGGGCACAGTCTTTGCAGTGGGTAACTTTTCTAATAGTTGTTCACGAGTCACATAATACTGATTAGCAGCAGGTTTAGATTCTCCCATTCCTGTGCTGATCTTGTATTCTGTATAAGGAATATTCAATTGTGCTAGGATCATTTTGGCTTTCACGCAATACGGGCACGGGTCTTTAGTCCAAATCTCAGCAGTCATATGTTTTTCTCACTAGTTTAGGAATTTGTTTAATATTATAACACACCGTGTGTGAGATCTCAACCTCACACATGGAAATTGTCTTACAAACTGAACCCTTTAAAACTGTTCTCTGTGACATCCATTTTAGCGTCGCCAATCCGGTAAGTGGAAATTTCCGATTCTTGTGGAGCCACTTGTACTTCCTTACCACTTATCCACTTTTGTGTCCAAGGCAATGGATTGGGTTTGCGACCGTAAATGTTCTTGAGGCCCACGCTTTCCATTCGGACCCCTGCAATATATTCCACATATTCTTTGAGCAGATGAGAATTCAAACCAATCATGCTGCCATCCTTGAACAAGTAATCTGCCCAGGCTTTCTCTTGTGAAACAGCAGTTTCAAACAATTTCTGACAGTCTTGCATGAGTTCGTCTCTTATTTCTGCAAAATCAGGGTCATCCTTGGGTAACAGTTTGATTAAAGTCTGGGTGCTGCCCAAGTGTAGATTTTCATCACGGCATATAAACTTGATGATCTTGGCATTACCCTCCATCTTTTTCAATTCAGCAAATGCAAACGAACATGCAAAGCTCACATAAAATCTCACACCCTCTAACGCATTCACACTATTGAGTGCCATCCAGATCTTCTTTTTGAGCTCACGCTTGTTCACAGTCATGTGCTTGCCATTCACCACATGATCACCTTCACCCAGGGTGTGGAACCACATGGTGTAGTTGATCAGATCGTCATAGTGACGAGTGATGTCTTGGGCACAGTCCACAATTTCCTGAATATCCAACAGTGTATCTAAAACCTTGCTGGGATCTGAGTATACATTGCGAATGATGTGAGTATAGCTTTTTGAATGAATGGTTTCTGAGAATGCCCAAGTTTGAATCCACACTTCCAGTTCTGGTAGAGAACATAGGGGCAGGAAAGCACTGTTGGGAGCTCTACCTTGCACACTGTCCAAGATTATTTGTCGCTTGAGATTGCTGGTAAAGATATGCTGCTCATGTGTGGTGAGAGCACGAAAGTCTTTAGCATCCTTGCCTAGATCAATCTCTTGGGGACGCCAAAAAAAGCTCAGCTGTTCCTCTGTGAGCCTGTCAAACACTCTGTATTTCATACGGTCGTAACGGGCAACACCTGTTGTGCCGTGGGCATCCAGGAAAGCCAATGCCTGAGTATGATCTGTTTTATTTTTGATATCAAGTGTTTGAAAGGTCATGGCGCTTCTCTATGTGAATACTTTATTGTTGTGTGAAATGTAGTTTAAATCAAGTATGTGCATGCTGATTAAATTGTGCATGCATCACATTCAGCTTGGGCGGCAGTTTCATCCACATCGTCCTGGATCATCTTGTCTGTATCTAGTTCACCTTGTAAATCATTTGTGTTGAAATAATACGCCGTTTTGATGCCCCACTTGTAGCTCATGAGCATGTGACGCAACAGCTCGCTCATGGGCAGCTGACGATCTGGATAGAACTGTGGATTATAGCTTGTATTAGTACTGATGGTTTGATCCATCCAACGCTGCAACACAGCACAAATCTTTAGGTAACCCTCAGGCGACTTCTGATCCCACAAAAGTTCATATCGGTTCTTGAGACGGCGATATTCAGGCACCACCTGCTTCATGACACCATCCTTACTTTGTTTGACTGAAATAAGTGCACGAGGGGGTTCAATTCCATTTGTGCTGTTACTGATCAAACTGCTAGCCTCACTGGGCATACAAGCCAATAATGTGGTGTTTCTGACGCCGTGTGTGCGTAGGTCGTCTCTTAGCCTATGCCATGGCAGACGTTCATGGTAGCCCACCAATTCGTCAGTTTCCTGTTTGCGAGTGTCAATAGGTACGATGCCTTGACCATACTTGCTCAGCTTGCTGCCTTCAGGAGCACCTTTCTCTATGGCCAAATCCACACTGGCTCTGATCATATAGTAACTCCAAGCTTCTGCATACTCATCCAGAGTGCTCAGTGCACTGTCATCGCTGTATTTGAAACCCATTTTGGCTATCCAATAGGCCAGATTGGTAATACCGATTCCCAAAGGTCTAAACAACGTGGTGTGTGCTTGAGCAGCAGCCAATGGATAGTCTTGATAGTCCAATAGTGCATCTAATGCTCTCACAGCCAGCTTGCAGGGCTTTTCAAAGTCCTTGGGCTCACGAATCTTGCCCCAGTTGATGGCAGCCAGTGTACACAGTGCCACGGCAGGATGGGTGTCGTCTATGCTCTGCAAGGGCATGGTGGGCAGTGTGATTTCTGCACAGTTGTGAACTACCAGGTTGTTGGCCACAAAGGCAGAAGTTTCTGGCACAGTGATGTCATACACATCAGTGGGTGCAACTTGAATTTTACGGATTTTAATCATAATGTTCTGCCTCTCTTATATGAAGGATTATTACTAATGAATTCATTTAATGTGTTTGAAGGAATCATAAGGCTATGGTGTCCGTCTGTAATCCACGATTTACTACTGGCTGCACCACGGAGTTTATCTCTGTGTTGCAACGATTTATATTGGGAGTCATGAACAACAGACTGTTCACGCTCTTGATTGTATCTTTTGATAAGAGATTCATAGGATCCAAAGTTATTGACTATCCATACCTGTGATACCTTCTTGAACTCTGAGAATTCTTTTTTAAGATTGCTCACAAACAACTTGGGGGAGAAATAAAGTGCATCTGTTATACTTTTACCCACGCAATCATAAACACGCTGTATTCTCTCAGGAGTCATGCTCTTATAGTTGTTGTTATTCACTCCATCTTGACGCTTGCCATTGTTATGGCCAGACACTCCCTTTGAGTGATGAATCCACTCACCACTCACTACTTTGGGATGATCCACAGCCACACTACCTATAGATTGGCGTGTGATAGCATCCACAACTGGCATCTTACCTTTACGAGCTTTACTGATGCTGCTGATTCCTATCTGTCTCAAGTGTGCCATAGAGTTAAGGAACGCTTGATCAACTTCGGACAGATTGATCTGCCTTTTGTGATTTCCACCTGCCTTGGTGAAGAAGAATTGAAGAGCTGAGCCTGTTGAGTACCCATATCTGGAGTCCTTGTGCATCTCATACAAGTAATAGTGCGCCATGAGATGCTCCTGAAATGTTAACAGCACAAGGTTGTCCGGGTGGTTGGGATCTCCAGACAGATGGCCTATAGGCCCTTTGCGCTTGCGTTGTTTGAACATAAATTCGGGCACAATGTGATGCCATTCGTAATAAGCTCCTTGACCTTTTTGGCGATTCTGTTGTTTGGCTTGATCTATGATCTGTTTATACAGTTGTTGATACACACAAAGTCTCCTTTGCGTGTATTTATGTAAGTAATCAAATCTCAGCACATAACACGTCAGTTTCTGCCAAATCTTTGGCCATCACCCATCCTCTGTTCTGAGTCCAGATTTGATGATCTGGAGTGCAACGGATCACGTTACCCTTCTCATCCTCAATCTCCATGAGCTCAGTCACTGTTGCAGTCTTGGCAGCAGCACTCACTTCACTCCACACAAACTCTCCAGTCTCTGTATTGTAGCTGCGCACCTTCACATTGTTCATACCTCCATATGACCAGGCTTCCACAAAGCTCGCCAAGTCAATGGTCTTCTCAACACCATCTGTGTGGATAATCTTAAGTTGAGAATCACCTGTGAGGCACAGGTTGCTTTGTCTAATAGGGGCCAAGTGTTCCACATATGCTCCATGAGTGTTCACATGGTCCACATTCATCCAGTAAACTCTGCCTGTGTTTTTGCGTTCGCTCATGAACAGTGTGAACAGATCCACAGCTTTCATGGTCTTTTTACGGATCAGGGGATCAGCCTCATACTGTTCATACAACCTCTTGAACTCGTCCTGGTCCGCAAAGAAGGCATCATACATGCCAGGCACATCAGATGGTGAGAACAATGTGAGGTTGCCACCTGTGAGCAGTCGCTCATATGCCAGTTTGTTGAACTGCACTGCATAATCCATATGACGTGCACGATTGTCATCAGTGCCCTTGTTGTTCTTGAGCACCACCAGATCTTCAAACTGCAAGTGCCAGAAAGGGAAGTAAGCTGTGGCTGCACCTCCGCGCACACCCCCCTGATTGCAGCTTTTCACACTTGCTTGTAGCAGCTTAACAAAGGGCACTACCCCTGTGTGATAAGCGTCTCCGCCTCTGATAGGGCTATTGATTGCCCTGATACGTCCAATGTTTAATCCAATACCAGCCTTGCGGCTCACGTAGCGAACCACAGCATGGCTCACAGCACTGATACTGTCCAGACTGTCGTCTGCCTCAATTAACACACATGAACTGAATTGCTTTTGTGGTGTTCGCACACCTGCCATGATGGGAGTGGGCAAACTGATGTCATGTTGACTAATTGCATCGTAGAACTCCTTGACCCACTTGAGGCGGGTGTGGTGAGGATAGTCATGGAACAGAGTGGCTGCAATCAACATGAGAGCCATCTGTGGGGTCTCAAACAACTGACCAGTCACACGATTCTTGACCAGATATTTGCCTCTCCATTGTTCCATGGCAGCATAGGTTAGGTCCAAATCTCTTTCGTGATCAATATATGTGTCCAGGACTGCAAACTCTTGCTCTGTGTACCAGGTCAACAGTTCAGACGTATAAAACCCTGTGTTGATCACAGTTTGCACATGTGCATGCAGAGTGGGCATGTCATATGCACCATAAGCTTCTTTTCGGATATGATGATTGATCAGTCTGGCAGCCACAAACTGGTAGTTGGGAGTTTCCAGTTCAATCAAATCCGCAGCAGCCTTGATCAAAGTCTCCTGAATGTCCACAGTCTTGATGCCATTATAAAACTGAAGCTGGCTGCGAATCTCTAATTCACTTGCACTTACCCCACTCAAGCCTTCTGTTGCCCACAACACTTGCTGATGTATTTTTTCGATGTTCAATAGTTCTTGGGTGTTATCTCTTTTTGAGACAAAGACGGGGTCCCCGGGCCGTGAAGTCATATTTCAGTCCTTTATTCTTTTGTGTTATGATATTTTGATAATACTTACTGAATGGATTTTTCAGTGCGATCTATTTAAAATACAGATATACATGTAAACGCTGTGGTTTACTAACTATTTTGGTCTCCAGGTTTGCCAATTTTTGTTTATCCATATCCATGTGTGTTGCTTTATGGCATTTTTTACTTGGGAAATGGGCGTTTTGTCAACAAATCCCAAATTAAGATAATGGTCATGTGTGTGCACCACAATCTTCTGAATGGCTGAGTCTGGTTCCCAGATCAACACCAGTTGGACATGGGAAAATGTATCTGGATCAGCCAACATAAGAGTGTATGCCAGTCCCAAACTGTGAGCACTGGTGCAATATGTGTTGTTGTGTATCAAACTCCAAGGATCAGGCCAGGCTGCATGATTATCCCAGTCTATCACCCCGTTTTCCAAGGGTGCATGCTGCCACCAGGATAACGCCATGCCTATTTTTTCATCCACATGATGTGCCTGTTGTATATTTTGCCTCAGCTGTTTCCAGCATGCCAGTCTTTGAGAAGCACCAAGCAGAAATGGACTGTTCATGATTCATGCACCTTTCTGTCCATTTAAGCGTTGTTGATCAAGTTGCTTGTGCCCAAGTTTGTGATTGTGCTCACAGTGCTAAATGTGTCAGCCATGCTCACACATTTGGTGCTTACTGCAGACCAAAGCACAGGCACAACTGAACTGGTTACACCCACATTCACAAACACATTGGCCATGCTCACAACACCAGGATTGCTGCTCATGACCTGAATAGCATGGTCGTCCACATTCTCAAAGCTGCTCTCACACACTCTAATGTAGTAAGGTCCTTGGTCCAGCGCAGACGTGGGTGATGTCCGTGTTTCTGTTAGAATACCTTTAAACAGATTCCTGAATTGACACTGACTGAATAGTGTGACATTAATGGTATCGTTACTATAAAACGCCAGTTCAATATTTGTGAATATGCAATTTATGAAACGTAATTGACCACTGGATGTGCCATCGCCCAAACTTTCTGCTCTCACTGCCACACTGTGGCTGCCTGGTATAACAGCTTCTGTGGGATTCCATATACCCTTGAATTCACATGTGTTAAACACCACATTACGGAATCTGGCCACCCAAACTAAGTCTATGTTTTGAGCACTGCTCAGAGTGAGATCTGTGATTTGAATGTGTTCAGGTAATGTGGCTTCGCCCACACCCATGTCCAGCTGTGTTTGGCCCAGACTGTCCACTAATTCTAATATATGATCTGCCAACATGTTGTCCATGTGGATCACAGTGTTTTGATATGCTTCTCCTTTTAAACACACAAAAGGATAAATGAGTATGGGCTGGGTGATCATATATTGACCACTGGGAAACCAAATAGTTTTTCTGGTTTGTTTCACATTCTCTGACGTGGTCAGCTGTTTGGTGTAGAGGTCTTCAATTGCCCTGTTGATGGCTGCGGTATCATCTGTAATACCATCACCTTTGGCTCCATATGCCTTCACATTCACCCATGCATCATCCAGTTGGGCTTGTAAGCTGCGCACAATGGGTTGATTCATGCTCTCACCAGTCTGACTGGGCACAAGAGTATCACTAACAAACTCGTACTGAATTGCCTGCATGACCTGAGAGTACTCAGTAAGAACCTGTGTATTTCCTCCCAAAGCAGGAGAGTTTCCTATAAACAGCTCTTGGGTATCCACACAGAAACCCAATTCCCCTTCTTTAAGGCTCACAGGTAAATCTGTTTTAAGACCTCTACGATGCTGAATTATACCAAATATTGTAACAGCCATAACAATCAAATCCTCTTGCGTGTGACATATTTATCAAGAGGGTGATGTGTGATCACATCAAACTTGATCTATGTATCTGTTCACTCTCTCCAACCAATTCATGAGACTGACATCGTAATCTGATTTGTTCCACACAAACTCTTGGTATTGCAGGTCCTGACTGCACATGAATATCACACACTTACGGATTTCAGTACCAAATTGCCAGTCATGTGCGGCAGCATAGGCACATGTTTGTAATCGGTAATCGTCCACATATTCCAGCTTTTTGGGCTTGCGAGTGGTTTTAAAATCCATGATGGCAGGTTCTCCATCATGTACACCCACCAGATCAGTTGTGCCTGCCCAGAAGGTATCAAACATGAGAGGCACTTCCAGGCCCCAAATTTCATCCACTTTGCACAGGCCTTTTTCTATGATCACATCAGCCATGTTTTTGGCTAACACTCTGCCCACGTTGGTGCCGCCAGGACGCTCTTTACCCTGCATGTGCATTTCCAAGTGCGTGTGCATGGTGGTGCCCAAGTCTGCACTTTCCTTTGTGATTTGTGTGGCAGCAGCGTCACCAATTCTTTTTTTCCAGGCCAACAAAGGGGCCAGGTCCTTGGTCTTGCTCAAAATCTGTGTCACACTGGGGGCTTTTTTGCCCTGTGCATCCATGTATGTGCGTTCATTTCCATTTTGCACTCTTTTGCAAGCTGAGTAGTCATACAACGGATTGATCTTCATGGATTTATATCACAGCATGTTTCTGATTTAAATGAGTATACAGGATCTTATTGTATGTGTTCAAATCCCCTGTGCCTAATTTATGACTGTGTGACCATAATTCAGATACAGAGTGACACCAACTGTGATTGATCCATATCCTGCCTGGCACAGCCAAAAACACATCATTTTGAACCAACCATGACTGTTTTAGTAGGGAGCCTGGTCTGGGTATTATGGGCACCATGATCTGGTCTCCTGTGTACAAATAAATGTCACCTGTGGGTAATGGAGGGGACTCAGTCTTTATGGCTAACATTTGATCAGCTATCAGATTACTTACTGTTTGACTCTTTTCTTGATCACCAAACTGTTTTACAAACAACATGGCTTTTTTAAGATCAGGCTTGCAAGTTAAAGCGTGTATTTCACTCACTTGCATGTGAGCCGCTTGAGATAATAATTCTCTTATTTTGGGGTCTTTGTGGTTTTTATACAGGAAGTAGGGACTACGATCTGATCTCATCGTTCACCATCGCGCATTTTCCTTGTATCCTGCTCGGATCAGTTCTGCCGCTGCCTTGATAGCACCCACTTTACCCTCACCTGCATACTTGTTGAGTATGCCTTTCACTTTAAACATATCACCGTATTTGGCATTAGTGAAGGATAAATCACCTCTTAAGTCAATCTCTTTGGCCACCAGGCTTCTCAACAAAGGCAGTTTGGGATTCCAGGACACAAAAAACACGCCTTTGAGTGTTTCAGGCAGCCCTTCCAGACTGGTCAGTTGATTGTTACCAACACAGTAAAAGTCTGTGCCCACATGCTCAGGTGCTCCCAATAATGATGTGAGCAGATTGCCTGAACAATAATACCTCTCGCCCACTTTTTTGGGCGAGCCCACCAAGGTCTCCAACATCTTGCTGCTGCATACAAAGTCGCCACTCACCTTACCAAATGTGACACCCAGTTGTTTGACTTGCCTGATCAAGCTCACATCACCTGTCACGTCCACCACTCCAGTCACAGGATGAATCTTGTATGTGCCTGTGATTCTGAATCGTTTCTTTAATCTGGTTTCAATGTCAGTGACATTCACCATCTAATGGTCCATTGCAAGGTGGTGCCTGTGGTGGGATTAGTTTCCAGTACGGTGCTGTATCCCAGATCGTCAAAGTATTTCTTCACACTGGCAATCTGATCCTTGTATGGACGCACTAACAGATCGCCACTGGGCGTCAAACCACAGTTTACCTTCCAATAATCTTGGCTGGCTTCATAAGCACGCACATAGAACAAGCCTTGCCCCGCGCTGAGTACAGCTACAGCAGTTGCTTGTATGCCTGTGCTCAAGGGGGCGTTTAACATGACACTGGGGGTACTTTGGTAATCATCCCCAGCGGAGGTTATAACCACTTCTGCAACTGCAAATGATCGTTGTGCACGTACTATGGGTAACACAGGAAAACCAGTTTCCTCCAAAGGAATAACAAATGTGATCACAGGGTCGCTAGCATAACCTTCACCAGTGGCTGTCACATTCACTTGTGAAACACTTGTGGTTTGCAACACACTTACTGCTTGAGATTGACCTCCTTGAATGACAACTGTGGGAGGAAGCACATAATCATACCCTCCGTTTAGAAGTTCAATGCGATCTAATGGAGTGTCTATCAGGCTGGCTCTCCCCTGTGCATTACCTTCTATTACAACCTCTGGTAAACTGGTATACCCAAACCCTGGATCAGTCACAGTCACTAATGTCACTTGTCCATTTTCAATTGTGGCCTCTGCTTGTGCTCCTGCCCCATCACCACCTGTGATTACGACCCCAGGAGGATCCACATACCCTGATCCAGGATCAACCACACGCACATTGGCCACCCCTGTGGGAACCAAAATGGCAATTCCAGCAGCACCAAATCCGCAACTAAGCGAAACGTCTGGAATTATGTCATAACCCAAGCCAGGATCTATTATGTCCACTGCTGTGACCACACCAGCAATAATGCGAGAATTAGCTTTGGCTACTCTATAGCTATTACCCGGGGTAGTGATAGAAGGGTTTCCTGGCCCCCCGCTTATGATGTTGATGGAATCTATAATCACATTGGGCGGAACCTGATAACCTGTACCGCCACTAGATAACGTGATCTTATCTACGCCCATGCTGATATCCACAAAAGCATTTTGGCCTGTTCCGGAATAAACTGGATTATTTTGCAACACTGGTAGTGCAGTATAAGATCCACCGTTAACAATTTGTACACTCTGTATGCCGCCACCAGGGGTAATTGCAGTCACTTGTAACACGGCATTTTGTGTACCTGCACCACCACTAACATACAATTGATCATTTACTTGATAATTTTGGCCCAAGGATCTAATTTGTGTTTGTATCACTTTCATGTACACTGTTTGTACAGTAGCCCCGCCTCCAGGTGTTGTAAACGTGACAGTGGGCACATCCACATATATACTACCACCATTGTTGAGCACATCCACCCTGCTGACTACTGTGGGACGCAATTGCACTACTGCTGTGGCACCTGTGCCGTTGCTGATAATCATGTTGGGTGTAGAGATATAACCTGATCCTGGGTTAGTCACAATAAATGCGCTTACTATACCACCTGACAATTGAGCTTGTACAGTTGCATTTGTGCCACCACCACCTTGCACAGTCACCAAGGGGGGTTGGGCATAACTTAGTCCACCAGTTCCCACACTCACACTTAATATACCCATACTCAAATTCAAACTGCAACCTGAGCCCACACCTGAGCCTGATGTGGAACTTCCTGTCAAGTTAGGCAGTTGTGTGCTCAAGTAGCTACCTGAGTTAATAAGCACAACCTGAGTCACTGCACCACCATTAACTTGTGTGACCTGTACAGATGCAGCGGGTGAGCCACTGCCACTTATCAAAGTTAATGTGTCGCCCACATTATAACTGGACCCACCAAATGTGATGCCTGTGATGGAAGTCACTTTAAATCTGATTGCACCTGCTGATGCACCTGACCCTGGTGAAGTCACTTGTACATCCGGAGTCCGAGTGAATCCTGAACCACCATCTAACACTGTTATGGATTCCAATCTGCCCCGGATATTCAAATGTGCCACAGCTTGGGCATCAGATCTGGGGGACCCACCTGTGATCCTTACCAATGGGGCGGTCACATATCCTGATCCAGATTGTATTATGTTGATAGCGCCCACACCAAGCGCAATGTCTATGGGTATGGGTCTATTTGCTAGAGCATCTGCGCGGGTAGCAGCCAGTTTGATATGATCTGCATCCACATAAATCACATAATAGTATGTGAGTGCTTGCAAAGGTGCTGGTAACTGGCTTGTGCTATAAACAGTGACTATGTCCCCTTGGCTGAAGCCATGCATGAGCACTTGTATAGTGTTTGAGGATACATCAACTGTGAACACTTTACTGGCTGTTGCAGGCAGCATGGTCATAGGGCTTTCACCACTCACTGTGACTTGATAATCACCTCGCTGTACTGCCCTCATGATTTCCATCTCAACTGCACTGATTTCGCCATGCACTGCAATATCTTTAACTATATTGTTACGGGCTTCTGTGGCTGTTACGAACCAATTAGCTGTTACCATTACTTGATCCTCTGTGTAAGAGCGTTTTTAGCCATTTTCTGCACAGCTTTTGCACGGTCTGGCTTAACTGGTGCCTTGGGTGTGACAGCTGGTTCCGAATCAGGTAGATCTAGGACAATTTCTTCAGGTGTGCTGTTTTCCACATCCACCACAGACATGTCTTGCACCTGACCCCACAGCCAGTTTTTATCCATGAAGAAGTTTCTTTCTTCCAAACTTTTAAGTAGCTGGGATGTTTTGATAGTGGGTATGCCCATGGCATGTTGAGTGGTGATCAGAGTGATCAGTGCATCGCGTGCAAGGTCTTCGTGTGATTGTTCGCAAAGGAATTCATGTGCTCTCATAATGACATATTTACTTCATCCTGGATGGTTTTAATACAGAAACACCAGGATGTGGTGCATCCTGGTGTGTATTATGCGCATGTGTGCAGATGATTCAGATTTGATCCAGCAATCTGTTTTTCACTGCCTTAACATGCTCAGGGTCAATTGTTTCCATGACTTTGATATGATCTTCGTTGTATCTGAGCCATGTGTCACGGGTCACTGCACTTTCAAAAAACTTACGGAAACGTTCGCCATATGTGTATTGACCTCTAACACCCCAAGGTTCACTTGTTAGTTGTTGATCCAGTTTGGCCACCTTGCGATGTGTTTGCGCTTGGAATCTGGCAGATTCCAGGAGTTCTCCTTTGAGCTGCTTGTGTGTTTCCACTAGTTCATGAATCTGAGTCCTAATCATGCGCATGTGGTTTTGCAACACAGCAGATTGTAAGTCACCTTGGTTTTGAATCCAGTTTTCACTAAGAGTGTGCACATGAGCTGAATAACTTTCTTTCACATTTTGAAAGCGTTCCTTGAGCTCTTGAACTTGATGCCTGATGTGAATCAGCTGTTGTTCTTTGAGGCCTTTTTCAACTCCACGTGCAATTTTGTGAGCAAGTGTGATTGTGCTCTTCTTGAGAGGAGGTGTATCACCAGTCTGCTCAATGGCTTGTGCCATACCAATTGCATATGGATTTTTGCCTTTGTTGGCCTCTGTCATTAGCTTTTTAGCATCAGCCTTCTGTTTGGGTGTAGCCACCTTGCCATCAGGTGTCTTGCCTGTCTTGACCATTTGTTCAGCAGCACTTTTAGCTAACGCAATTTGTGCAGCTTGTTGGGTGGGATTAAGTGTGGCTTCAGCTACTTCCTTCTTGGCCCTACCCAAAGGCTCTTCTTCAGGGCCACTTCCTGCTGGGGTGGCTGCAAACTCTTTTTCGAAATCAATCTCACCCGTTGGTGCTGTGGCAGTTTGATCAGCTGGAGTAGCTGCTGGTGCCGCTAGAGTAGGGGCCCCCATGGGAGGCAATGGTTGTGCAATATCTACTGGAGCAGCAGGCATACCCCCAGCTTCCATGGTGTTGATAGCGTTGTCTGTTTGATCTTTGGCTGCAATGATGCTGTCCAGTACAGTTTGCAGGTTTTGCTTGACCACATTGTTGAATGCTGTAGCAGCTTCCATACCAAATTGATCCTTCATGGTGTCCACTAGTGGCATCAGATCATCCACAGCCATCTTTGCTGCATCTTCCGCCATCTTTTGTAATCTGTCACTAATGTCTTGGGCAGCTAACAAAGTTTGTGCCTTGTCCAGGTTGGTATCTTCTTGAAGCACTCTGTCTTTAACCTTGATACTGGTGGGTTTAATTCCAGGTGCATCTGCACTTGCACTGCCAGTACGGCCCACATGCCCAGAACCTGGTCTGTGGAATTTGGCACCCTTGGCCACTCTGGTGTTACCATATGTGGGTGCCTTTTTGGCCATCCATTCATCTCTCAATCTGTCTGCTTCAGGATCCTGTTTGGCTTCATCAACTTCTTTGTGTTTGGCCTGCTTGGCAGCTTGCTTCATGGATTCCTTGCGATCACCATCTTTGTCCAGATCCAGGAAGTCTGGTTTGGCAGCCTTGGCTTCATTCAGAGTGGGCATACTTGTTTCCTTATGTTCTTTCACACGCTTGCGACGTCTGGGTGCAATCTCTGTGAGCATTTTCACAGCTTCCAGTATGAGACTGGCCCTCACATATGCAGGTTGCTGCATGTAGGAATTGAAATCTTGATCTTGCACAATTTGTTGTTTTTCAGCTATGGCATCTGATGCCCATTCTGAAAGTTTGTGAACATCATGCACAGGTAATTCACAAGCATGCACATGCTTGAGTGTATGCAAGATTTGATTCAGTCTGTGGTGAGGGGAAGCAGAGAGATGATCTACAAACATGGCCAAACTTTTCTAAACTCGTGGTTTGAATTATTTAGCGGCGGAACATTAGAACAAACTGAAGCTTTTTCCGCAGCCACATGCGCTTGTGGCTTCTGGCACAGTTAATAGGAATTGGCTACCACTCAAGTCCACATGATAATCCAGCACTGCGTTTTGTAATATGTCTGCACTTGTCAAATCCATGCAAACTTGTCCAATAGTTACATCTTGATCTGGATCCGGATGTGGAACCAAACTAAATGCATGTTCAAAACCAGAACAACCTCCTGCACGCACACTAACTCTGAACCATTCAGTAGGGTCACAAATTAGTGAAATCTTTAATTGTGCTTGAGGAGTAATCATCATAGTTTAGCATAAATCCTTTTGACCTTAATTTTGGCATGTGCAGCTTTATCCATGCTGGCTGCTTTACGTGCTTCAAAAACGTCCACCTTGCTCAACTGCATTTGAGTACTTGCACGTTTTACCAATTTATGGTAATGAATGGCGTCAATACGATGACTGGTGTATGCAGCTTCTGCTTCAAGTAGTTCTCTCACCTGGGCATGGTTAACATACTTGCCGGAATTCAGCAACTTGACCAATCCATGTGCAGCTTCATACAAGCTGAGTTCGGATGCCAGTTTTTCACCAGTGACACCATGCACCACATCATAATATTGCTTGCCTGCCACACGTTGTTCGTCCATGCGTACTGCAATCTTATAGTGGCCAATTTTCACAGAATCATTTTGTTTTTCGGTAACCAACGCTTCTGCCACATGAGCATCATGCTTGCTTTCATACAGTAGGTGCACATTTGTTTGTTCCACAGCTTGGTTGAACTTTTGCAACACACTGGCCATGGCGTGAATATCTTGGTTTGTAACTTGACCAGCACCATCCAATTGTACAGGCATTTCATGTGTATTGGCTGCCAACGCCTGACGAGGGGCTGGGGTAATTTTGCCATTCATGATGTCAATTAAATGTGCCATGGCCAGTCTGTCTGTTTCGTTCACAACCACATTAAATCCTCCATACTTGTTCAGGGTCAGGTTTACAATAAGCTAGCTTATTCTGTACCATGCACCGTGTCAATGCTCCTTTATGTACCAATTCGGTTGCCAAATATTGTTCTCTTTCTGTAAGCTGCTTTTTCAGAATGGGTTGACCATTTTGAAACTTGTCCAGTAGTTCAGATTGTTCATTGCTGATAAGCAGTTGAAATCCCGTATTCAAATATAATATTTTCATGATTATGTCTTCATGTTACCAGCAGCTTTTTGTGCTTTACGGCCCAGTGCTTTAACATGCAACTGAATTTCTTCCTGAGTGTCTGCTGTCACAGGCTCATGTTGTAATTTTTCAATTTCTGCCATGTGCATGCGTAACTCTTGTAACCAGGCAGTTTCAGGTAGAACCTTGAGGTTCATATTGGCTAGCATGTGCATGAGGCTTGCTTTTTCACGTGTATCAGGCACTCCTGCTAACTGTTTGATCCTCACCAAGCTGGGCATATCAGTCATGCCCATCACATGCTCTTGTAGGGATTGCAAATGTCTGCGAGGCACCAAGATCATGTGATCTTGATTGCGGATGCCCACCAAGTTGTCAGGTGCTTGTGGAATTTGCACTTGCCACATGGTGTTCTCATACATGACCACACTTTCTTTAATATATGACTGAGCATAATCATGCAACATGGATGCATCAGATCCACTTATATCTGATTTTTCTTTGTCTGTAGCCTCCTGATACAACTGCGATAACAGTTCTGAATCTAAACTGGGCCAAACCAGACGCCAATCATCTTCATCCAGTTTACCAATCAGTGGCCAAAGATCAGTTAGCTCTTGATCATTCTTGATCAATTTGCGACCTAAACTTTTAATCTCTGTTTTAATTTCCTGAACGCCTTCTGGTTCTTCAGGGTTGTCAGAATCTGCATCGGCACTCACATCTGACAATATTTCATCTATGGCATCTGAATCTTCATCTGCCACAGCCGCAGTCAGGTTTATCACTTGATCTGCATTCATGAGATCCATGAGATCTTGAATTTCAGCTTCACTCTTGTCTGTGAGGTCAGCTGTCTTCTGAGCTAGCTCTTTTGTGTTCATGGGAAGGTCTCTCAATAGGGAACATGGGTTGGTTTATAACAGGCGTGTGCGCATGGTGTTTTGTGACCACTCTACGCAACAGACCCTTTTTACGCACAAATTGGATTCTGTGTGTGCCCACCGGTATTTGTTCTAGTTTCATGAACATATTTAGGTCAATTTGGTCACAGATGACAAAAGGCGCATTGCTGCGCCTTTTGTGCATTGTATTGTAAAAAACTATTACAGTTCGTTACGCACTTTGGCAATTATGTTTCTGTCATTGTCGCTGCCGCCAACCACAAAACTGGTTGCTGCAATTGCAGTTGTTGCAACTGTTGGAGTGCCAGCCAAAGCTGCCAACAGCTGGTAGCCGTTTGCATTGCTTTCTGCTGTGCTGGTGTCCACAACCCAAGCTGGATTACGCTCAGTGGCCAAGTTGATGTAGTAACCTGTCTGTGCACCGTTATATGTGCTGCCGAAGTCAACTGCATTCACACCGCTAGCCAACACTGTTGCACCGTTGCCATCAGCAATAGCTGCTGAGCTCACGCTCACAACCACTGGGTTTGCACGAGTTGCAAACACGTTGAGCAGGGTATTCAAGTTTTGCTGCTTGGTATATGCATCTGTGTATGATGCATCTGAGCTATATGTGGTGGTACCACCGTTACCATCAGTAACTGTGATGGTGCGGCTGCCGCTCAGGCTGGTCCAGTTACGGGCCTTAAGAGCTTGTGCAAGGGGTGTCTTCACACTGGTGGGGTAGCAAGGAACCACTGTGACGATTTGGAAAAAGTTAAGATTGCCAGTGAGGAATTCGCCACCGCGAGCTCCTGAATTGACGTCAGTTTGACCGTAGGCCATAGTATTTGTCTCCTAAAAAAAAGAGTGCATGATTGCAAAACTATTTAGGACGTGAGTGTTTTTTCTTGGGTTTCGCACTAGTTTTTGCGGGAGTCACATAACCAAACAAACTGGGTCTGCGCATCACAATGCCAAATGGATTCACTGTGCTGGCCACAGCCCCGGAACTGGTTCCGCCACCACTGGCGAATTCCAGCAGGCTGTCCTTGTCCAAAACGCCCACCAGTTTGTTATCCACATACAAGTTGTGACGGATATTTCTGGTTGGATTGAGTTTTACTATGCGATCATGGTATTCTTTGGCTTCTTTTTCTGTAGGATAGGTGGTGGTGGCATCGTGCATCTTGCTTTCTGTACCATCCTTGTTTAGTTTTACCAGTTTGGAGGTGTGTTGCGCAGCAGATTTATCTGCACGCCACTTGGTTAGGTCTCTGCCAGCATGTTTCCAGCCTTTGATGGCTTCTTGCAGTTCTGATATTTTCATTTTTTACTTCCTCCGAATAATGCCTTACCCAACAAATATGCACCCACACCCAATCCAGCTCCCACTGCCAATTGCTTCAACAAACTGGGCTTCTTTTCCGCTGACCCCACGGTGGTTACTGTGCCGCCACAGTTTTTACCAGTCTCAGGATCACATGCATGATGGATTTCCCAATCACGATCTCTTGCCAATGTTTGTAATTTGTTTATCACATCGCCTTGTGCTGCTTTGGCTCGTATGGCCTGTAATAGTCTGGTCATCACCAAACACTGTGCTTCTGTGTGCACATGATCCAGGTGCCAGTCAGTCAAGATACGTCTCATGCTCTTGTAGTTGCTGGTGGTGATTTTTAAATCACGCTCCATTTGTAGTAACAATCTGCCACTCAGTTCTGGATCAAAGTTCACATGTTGCAAATTGTGCAGAAATCTTTCCACAGTGTGTGGATCCACATGCATCTGTTGCAATAGCAAATCACTAGCATCTGGGTTACGCAGATAGTGTGTCCAGGTGTGAGTTTGTGAAATCAACACGGTGAGAAACTGATATAAGTCTGAGCGGTTCAGATTGGTCATGTGCCAGCCATTTGTGCTCAACGTGGTGGTTGCATACTGTCTCACCCAAGGGGCTGTTTCAAACTCCTGCCTACACATGTGCAACGCCAACATGTAACAAAATGCCAAGTCTGCCACATCTCTGGCAGAGTACTTGTTGATCTTACTAAAGTTTTGCAGCAGCTTGCTTTCCACTATACTCATGACAGTTTAGTTTTATGCTTATGCAACTTCATGCTTTCAAGGGCAGCTTGTGGTAATTCAATAGGCTTGTTGGCTTGAATAGATGTGGTTATCAGTCTCACAAACTTATCACCAGGTGTGCTGGTGGTGCCAAACTTATCTTTGTGTGTGTTCAACAGTGTGATCAACTTTTGTGAATAGGGTATACCCTTGTCATCTTTCAAGTCCAATGCAGGAGTGGGTAATATGGTGTTCAATAGTTGTATCACATCCAGCATCTTGGTCCTCTTAGGTAGACTACCTGTTGCAATAGAGTTGATAGTGTTGATAGCAGTTAACACAGGTTGGACTAATTTGCTGCTCACATCCACTGGTTTCGCAGCATCTGCAGGTTTTAATGCCTGGACTTGAGGAATCAAAGCCTGTTTGTCAGTATCACTTAGTGCTGCAATTGCAGCTTTCAGCTGTTCAGCTTTACTTGGATCGCCGGCCATATCCATTATTTGTGCTAAGGTGAGTTTTGCAGGTGCGGCGACCGCAGCACTTGTAGCTTTAACATCTGCAGGTTTGACATCTACGGTGGCCATAAATCCTGACAAGATTTTGGCTTGATCCTCCTTGCTTATGCCTGCAAGTTTAAACGCTTGCATTATGTTCGCAACAGGCACGGGCTTATTTGGCTCCACGCCCGTTTTCTGATTAATGTCTGCTATCTTTGCTATCCATTTATCTGTCATATTATCTGCCTCCCCTCCATCCTGCCCAGATATTTGTGGGACCGCCTGGAATAATGTTTGCTGCTGGTATTTTGAGTGTCATTCTAGGGCTGATCTTATTAGGATCAGATATTATATCCCGGTTAGCATCCCACAATGCTTGAACTGTCACATTTTTAGCTTGAGCGATTGCACCTAAAGTGTCACCAGCCCGAACGGCATATGGTGGCTGGATGGTGGGTGCCGGTGGAGGAGCTTCTGGGCTAGGTTCTGGAATATACGGAGCATCACTGACACGTGCATCTGCACCAGGAGCACCAACATCTGCTGTGCCTAAAGTAGTGGGTGGTGTAGCAGACAGTGCAGAAGTTATCATAGGCATAACATACTTGCCCAGTTCTGCGACCCCATAGCCTGCACCCCACAGTGCAACAGCCTTCGTAAAGGCATAAGTCAAAGTTTTACCATTGACCAAGTCAGCCACAATTCTAGCCAAGATCATGATCAGTGACAATAACCAGAGACCTCCTGGTATGTATGGGATTGCCAGCAAACTAGTAGCTATACCCAGCACCACCAGCACTAGGCTGGGTACCCACGTGCCTTTCATAGTGTCTGCAAGATTCTTGAGACCACGCAACACAGGGTTTAATGCCTTACCCCAGCCCTTGTCTTGAGCTTTGTCCATGGCTTTCTGGACAGTTTCTTGTATTTTGGCCTCCGTATCAGGAAATATGGATAACTTACCAAGACGTTCTATAGCCTTCTTGATCATATTCAAGAATCTGTTTAGTATTCCAGGAGGGGGAACATCTTTTGGTTTGCTTACGTGCGCTTTCAGTTTTTCATAGTCATCCGGGGACAACTCCCTCAGATTTTCAAATCGTTTTATAATATCTTCTGCGCTTTCTGCATCTGCCTCGAAAAGTCTGTGCTGGGCTGAATAGTACACATATATTTCGTTCAGGGCTTCTTCAAGCATCAGTCTGGTTTCTGTGAACATCATCTTGTATTCCAGACTCCAAGGCTGGAAGCTTACTGATTCAAACAATGAATCCTTGAAGAAAATAGGATTTTGGTTATATTGCTTCATATTGGTGGTAACCCCATCAGAGATCTCACAAAGTTTATAGTATCTTTATCGTAAGTGGCTGCGGTTGGGGCAGAGCCACCACCACCACCTGCTGCACCTGCACCAGCACCTGCTGCACCTGCACCAGCACCAGCACCTGCACCACCTGCTGCACCACCTGCTGCACCTGCACCAGCACCTGCACCACCTGCTGCACCTGCACCAGCACCTGCACCACCTGCTGCACCACCTGCACCACCTGCTGCACCACCTGCTGCACCTGCACCAGCACCTGCACCACCTGCTGCACCAGCACCTGCACCACCTGCTGCACCAGCACCTGCTGCGCCAGCCGGACCGGCAGGCCCGTTAAGATTGGGCGAGCCCTCACTCTTCTCTATCATTAGTCTCAACAACACTGTCATTAAACCTGTGATTAACTTCTGAGCTAAATCAGCAGCATTTTCACCTGGGCCACCCACAGGATTGTTTTGTGCCCCGCGGATATTCACAGGCATGAGGGTGTTTATTTTGCCTCTCTCATTCAACAGGTATTTAGCTATAGTTTCGCGGTTGACTCTGTCTTTGATTGCAGCTTCAACCTCAGCCATACTTAATTGTTGTGGTTCAAATTCACCCAAAGGCAGTTGTAAGCTGGCTTTACCAATCAAGAACAACAATGTGTCTTTCCATGTAACTGTGTTCCAGTCTTTCCCCCTAATACCCATGTTACGCACAAAGAATTTCAGATAGGGCACAAGGGCCTTTTGGATTACTGCTCTGCCTTCCATTCTGCCGCTAAATTTGCCTGCTAACCCCATTAGGGCGCCTTTGACTTTTTGTCCCAAAACTGGCAAAAGTTTTTCTTCTATGGGCTCTGCAACATGATGCGTTTCCATCAAGTTTAGCATGTGCCTCATGAGTTCTGCGTCATTTTGTAGTTTCATGATTTGATGTCCCCCTTTCTGAGCTGGGTTAGCTTTCTATGAAATTTCTGCGGATCTTCCTGTAAGATGGCTCGCATGAGTCTCTTGGTGAGGTCTTGTGCCTCAGCCTCAGGATACATCACTTTGAGTGTCTCAATCAGATTGATTGCACTGCTGATCACATGGGTGGCTCTGGCCTCCACCACTGTGTGTTTATTTTTGATGGGAACCAGATCACCCAGTTCATCAATGATACTCTTGGCGTTCTTCAACTCACGCATCCTGATCAAGTTTGCATTATTTATAGCCAAATCGTTTCAAAAACAACTAGACTTATAAATACCCTTAATCAAGTCATACACAAGGACATAACACATGGCAGAATATTTGGCAGAGCAGATGAGAAGCTTGGCTCGCAGACTGGAAGAGCTTGCGCACCAACCTCAAATGCCGGACACAGGTTTAGAAGGCAGTCTGAACGCCAAGCAGCTGGCAGAGCTTTTGGGTGTGAGCGACATGCCCACATTCACACGTTCCATTAACAAAATTCGTAAGGGTGATGCCAACAAACTTACCCGTGCAGAAATGACTGAACTTGCAGAAGCATTTGTGCGTTTGTTGGCAGCAGAAGCTGAAGACACTCAGAAGGCCATGCTGGCCCTCAAGAGAGTGAGCGCCAAGGAAGAGCCTGTGATGGAAGATGCAGGTAAGGATCATATCACTATGACATACACCCCTACCCTACCATTGGTGAGGTTGTTGGATTACAATACATGGGAGCTAAAAAATGCCCCCCAGGAGATCACAGATCTTTTAGACAAAATAAGTGGCACCCTTCCTCCCGTTATATCTCCTGACTGGAAAAAGAATAGCGGGAATCCAAGGAACAGAGCTGCAAAGCAATTTGCAATGGATTTGGTTAAGTTGGGTTTTAGGGGCAACGCCAAATACTAATTTTAGGTTAATGCATTACCTTCTGATCAAGCTGGTTAACTCTTTGAGGGTGGCCACACTTTTGACCGGATCTTGGGAAACAGGATCCGGTTTTCTGTCTGTGCCTGATGCAGCACCTGTGGCACTGTTCTTTCTGCGCAGATCAGCCATCATGTCTGTGGCAGTTTTTACTGGAGGCATGTTGTCTTCTTCCATGTCAAAGATGCGCAACGTGTCTACATCAAATCCCATGATCACCTTGCTACCCACACCTGAACTGGAACGTGTTTTCAAAAACTGGAACTGATACTGACCTCGCTCCTTCATGGCTGGTGTGGCCAGAATACTGATCACATTGTCAGCAGTCTGGATCTTACTGATGCCACCTGCAATGTGACTGTGATCATGCTCCATTTCATTTACTGATTGGCGCCCAAGCTGACTGGCTGTCACACCCACCATGTTTTTCTCCACACACAGGCCTCTCAGTTCCTCGCAGATAAATTTATCTTTTATGTAAAGGTTGGAAACATCAATCTTCTTGTTGTTGGGGAACATGATGTCCATGTAGTCCACCATGAGCACATCACACTTGTGACCAGTCTCAATCTCATAGTTCTTCAAGTATGCACGTAAATCATTTGTGGTGGTGCCCTGTGGCATCTGTTTCACATGCAAGTCTTTTGCTCGTTTACCTGCCAGCAGCACCTTGATTTCCACATCATCCAGACGCTGAAATATGTCTTTGGAAGCCACACCGCTCACCATGCTGTCCAGTCGCATGCTGATCATCTCTTCGGAAAGCTCCAGGCTAATGTACACCACATTCAACCCTTCCTTGCTCATGTTCACAGCCTGATTCTGCATGGTCAAACTTTTACCACCACCTGATCCTGCACACCAAATTGTGAGCTCTTTTCTGTTAAGTCCACCATACAACTTGTTGTCCACACTTTTCCAAGTGCTGCTCACTGTGCCATTGGAAGTCTTGATTTTCATGAGCCTGGCCCTGGGATCATCATAATACCTGATGCCAATATTGGAGTTCAATCCCACCAGAATGGCTTCTTTGACCTTCTTCTCCACTTCTGCATAGTTACCTTTGGCAATCAGATCAGGAGCACTCAGTACAGCATCTGCTAGTGCACGATTCTTGCAAAACTCTTCAATTTGATCCAAAAATGCTTGTTGCAATGCAGGGGGCATGTGATCCATCTTTTCAAAATCCATGCCAAATTGTGCCCGCATTTGTGCATGTGTGGGCAGAGTCTTGTATTCATCTGTAAACTGTAACAAGAATCGCACTGCTGGTCTCAGTTTGTTCACAAAATACTTCACATTCAGAATGTTCACACATCTGCTAAAAACTTCTTCATCACTCAACAGCACACTCACCAACAGCCGTTGAACATCTTCGCCATAATCTTTACCATCCATGTGAGTAATCAACCTTTGAACATTTTGCGTTTAACACCAATCAGTAGGGCATCTGATGTGGCTGCTTGTATTGCACTTGTGATTGTGTACAGCATGCCATAACGAGCGCAAGCATCTGCTGCATCTTTTATTTCTGAATCCCATTCCGGAAAACTCACATGCCAACCAAATGTGAGAGCTTGGTCTATCATGTGCTGGTTTTGCATTTGCCTGTCAGGCAATATGATGGGCTGCTGTCCACTGTCCAGGATGGTTTTGATCTGATGCTCGCTCATGTGACTGCCCATGGCTGCCACTCCTTGGCATGCTATAGCATCAAATGGGCCTTCACAAATAATCACAAATTTACGATTCTTTACAAGTTGATCCTGATTGAACAAATAACCAGGAGGTATGTCACTATTGAAATATTTGGGTTGGCGTCCTTGTTGTGGCACACACAATCTGGCTGACCAACCCACAATCTGTGATTGATTATAAAAGGGCAGTATCACTCTATCACACATATCGTGTGTGGTGTCAGGGGTCCAATAATAGTCATAATTTTCCCAATTGAGTGCTTGACGTCCCTGAACATATTCACATGCTTGTAAAAACTTGGGTGCACACTCTTCCTGTTGTGCCCACACGTGAAATGCTTGTGCATTTGGAGGCATGGGCGTGACCTGATGCCTTTTCAAATGAGTGGACATGATCATGTGGTCTGGTTTATGTGTGCCTGTGACTTGATCTTGCAACAAGTGCAACTTCAACTTTTGCACTAAGCTGGGCTCCACGCCCAACCATGATAACCATTCTTGCAAACCATCACTCACATGATGGCCTGAAAATCTCCATTTGCAGCCACAATTGAAACAATGATAGCCCACAGTATCATCTGTGCCAAACCATAAATTTCCTCGCTGTTTGGTGTCTGCGTTATGGCCTCTGTGAGAACAGCATGGGGCATTAAACCATATCCAACCTTTACCAGTCACTTTGCGCTTGGCAGGCAGATGGTCCACAATCAATTGCTGTAATTCATGCATGTGTTAGTATAACATGTGTTCAGCTGATTTTATATAGCACCTTTACAAAATCACCCTTGTTATTCAGGTCTGCATCATAGATAAATCTGATCCAACGGGCATTTATACCAAAGTTAATGGGTGTCACATGAGGTGAATCTGGTGTTATGTGCAAATATTGGGTGCCATTAATAGCCACTTGAAACCAACTGGAATCTGTGGGACTCAAGTTTTCCAAGCTGGCCTGAATGGAAAATCTACCCGTCCATGATTGTGTATAAACAGCAATAGAATAAAATCCTGCATGTTGACCCACAGTGTTCCGAGCTGCAATGGCTCCTGATTTGTACACAGTATAGTGGTTGTCCCAATTGACAATCTGCGGTGTAAACTCTTTGGCCAAAATTTCTTGAGCGGCCACCAGTTCATCGCCCAGTGCAGGCAGTAGTTCAAACAGACCTTGCACATGATTGTTCACATCCACAAACAGAAATTCATCCTGGAAACCAGGCTTTTTCATTTGCACACTAAACTGGTAACCTCCCAGTGGCCAACCTGCACATTCAGTGGGACTCACATACAATTGTGCTCTGCCTTTGATTTCGTTGGTGACCTGCGCCTGTTTTTGTAATACAGTTTGTCCTGTCTCCACAAATTGTATGGTGACTTGTAGCACACAATCCAACAATTTGACTGGCTTTTTGTCATTGTTACGAATCACAAAATCCACCCTGTTGTGATTGTTCTTGTACAGTTTGGTCTGATAATTATACATGGGCCTGCTCAGGTTGGGTGCTCCATGATCTGTCTGACTCAATTGCACAGGCAATACATAGTGATAAAGATAGACCAAACTCATGGTAACACCGAAAGATTTCTCATATCATATTTAAGGAGATCTAAATATGTTAATAATCATGACAAACACACCCGCCCCTAGCTTGGCCAGATGGCCCTTTCTCACACACATCAAGTATCTGGCCAGAGATTATGTGGGTATTGTACAAAACAGTGATCAAAACTTTGTGCACATGTATGTGATAGAGCACTCATGGAGCCCTGATCAAAAGGTGGAGTTCATGAGCTGTGGGGAATTATATTGGTGGGGCAGCAACAGACAGATCCCCATCAATGTGTTCATGGGTGCCAGGTTCAAACCATATAGCGTATACCTCAAATCATTCAGTCAGAAAGAAGTTCAGCTAGTATATGGACCCATGCCCAGCCTGGACACACTCATCAACAAGCGCAGTAAAAAAAGAACTGTGCAGTTGGTTAAAGGTACACCCACAAACTGACCATTAAACGTACTTGATATGGGCACTTTGCTTGTTGGCCATGTTTTGTGACTGTATGTCCTGCTTGAACACCAACTTACCTTCTGTGCTCAATTGGCTATATTTGATCTGGTATGCCAGATCACCTTGACCAAAATAAACACAATAACAGTCTGAATCATACACAATCACAGTGTATGCAGTGGTCACAGCAGCACCACCCATGCCTCCATACCCTGTATGCAGTGGTCACAGCAGCACCACCCATGCCTCCATACCCTAGCGCAGTGCTGCCCCAAGTTTGAGAAAACATGTGCACTTGTACCTCATCCTCGCAAGGACGGCGAGTTTGAAGGGTTTGCGGCACACAGTTAGTTTTAAGAGCCACACCTTGTGCGTGTGCATCCATTTTTCGCCATGCATCCCAGTCACGATTCATATATGTGATATCTGGTAAATGATTATGTATGGCCTGGCCCAGTGCTTTGTGTAATGCAAGCAGAGAACTTCCGTACCTCATGGATCAGATATCTTACTCATGGTGACTTTGATTTTGACCTGACCGTTCTTATTCACTTTTAGTTTTTGTGGCTTTTGCCCTTGATTCCAATCCTTTTCTTGCGTCTCGGACCATTTGGCCCAAATCTCTGTATGACTCCAAGCCCACATGCTGGCATCCATTTCGTCTTTAATCTTAAGGCTGGCATCCAGCCCCTTATCTGACTGCCAAACCTTGAGTTCAAACTTGTGTTCCAGTAAGCCCAGATCTCGCATGGTGATCTGCAAGGCTTGTAATGTGATGTTGGGAGCGCGGAACCAAAAATAGGGTTTAGTAACACGCTGGTGCTTCATGTGCCATGCATGCTCTGTATTTTCAATGACTGATATTTGTTTTTGATCTTTTTCATAAGAATAACTGTGACCAAACATGCTGGTAACATGAGTAAATTTGACCAGTTCTCGCATGACTGTATCCTGTGATTTGTTTATGTGTACACTTTAACAACAATCAGGTTAATGTCAACTGCTCAATTAACAGGTTGAGCTGGATCACAATCGTCCATGATAAACTTATGGCATGAGACTTCTTGAATGTGTACCCATTACTATCCTGAAGCCACACCTCAGGTTGGATGGCTGCAAAGCCAGATTGTTCACATTTACGCACCAAATGACGTTTGCCTGGCCTGATCATGGCCAACACGCATGCCAAATCAGTCACCTGTGTGGGTTTTAATTTGCGAACCAGTTCATAATGATTGTTGATGTGAGCCAATTGTGAAACCACTTCTGCATGTTGTAACAGGTCCCACATGGTGGGAGTGTGCATGAGTTGCTGTAAATGATTCTCGTCCCTCACCTTATCATAAATGCTGTTATTGAGCACATCAATCTTGTAACATCCCATTTGTTCTGCTTGTGTGTATGTGACAGAACAATACCTGGAAAATGGATTCACAGGTACGTCATGAAAATAAACTCCTGTGTTATGTTTGATCAATTCACCCTGCCTATTGATCACCGCAGGCACATGCTGCAAATGTTCCAACAATGACTGCCGGTTACTAGTATCAATGTCAATATCACCCAATGTGATCTCTGTCATGAGTGTACTAACCTCCCAGTTGGCTTTGAATTTGCGTGACCACACGTGTCAGCTGGGTATATTGTTGTTGTAGACGCTGGTGCCGTTCGCGTAGTTCTTGAAGATCCACACGCAACTGAGCACAGTCTGTGGCCAACTCTCGCACATAAGCTGGATTGGGCACTTTGAGAATTTTGTCTTCCCACCTCAGTTCTGTCACTTGAGGTTGCACAACTGCCTGTAGTTGATGTGTGGTTTTTTGAGTGCTGGGTAACTCTTGATCGGATTGTGTGTATTGGTCCATGGGATTAACCTTGTGTTTGTGAGTTTAACTGAATGTGACACACAGTCAATGTTCACAGCCCTGCTTCTTTCAAAGTGGTTTTGATCACATGCATGTGCTCTTGCATGCGCAAAAATTTCACTTTCCATTTGGTTATGGGATAAACTTCCTGAATCATGTGTAACTGTTCTGGACTACATCTGACAAAAAATGCTTCTGCGCTCACACTATTATATAGCAACCAAGCACTGATTCTGCCCTGTTGTATCCAACGCAGTAATTGGTTGGTGTTCACATGCGCAAAAAACTCACTATAAGGCTGTTGTGAATGTTCATGCCACACATGCACACATGTCAAACTCCTGCACAATGCTTGTTCAGCACTTTCTGTGATCAATAAATCTTGTATGAACTGTTCATACACTCGCACATCACACCATGAGACCATCTTAACATTTTGTTTGATAAGATATTTCACAAATTGTGCAAACTCCTGCACCAATTGTTCTTCACACCAACTGGCAAACCTGACCAACGTGGGCCACATTTCACTAGTACAGAATTCCTGATATGTGGGTGTTTGATGCACCTGTCTGGGATTCAGTTCTTTCCATACAATCTTGTAAGCTGTGTATGCTGCCTTCACATATGGTAAGTGCACACTTTGATGTCTGCGTTTGGGCTCACACACATGACTGATCAATGTGGTTTCCTGTGCAAATGGCTTTTTACAGAATTCACATGTGTGAGGTTTGTTCAGATCAATCACCGTCACTTTTTTGGAGCTTCTGGAGCTCATTGCGGATTTCCTTGATGTGTTTGTCATCTGCCCCACTTTGTTTGACCATGTCCAGCCATTCAGTTTGTGGCTTGATCTTTTTTAAAATATCACGCTCTTGTTTGTTTGTGTGTGGCCAGTGCTCATGTATAAAATCATCCAATTTGGGTGTAGTGGTTGCAGATTTGGTCATGGGAATCCAGCCATGATATTGTTTGCGACCTGTGCCACTCACACACATGAGCAGCCACAGCAGTTCAGGATGTTTGGTCAAACTCCACATGCCCAAGTTGACCAAATCATTAGTGGCCAAGATCTGATAATATTTGGCATCATTCTTATCACTCAGTGTGCTCATCCACCTGATCATGACTCTGGGTGTAAATGCCCTTTGTTCTTCCTCTGTTAAGTTAACATAAAAGGGCTTTACACCTTTGTCAGCAGCTTCTAACACTGTCTGAATATCCAGTTTATATGAGCGTTTGGCTTCAGTCTTTTTGACCATGTGTGCACGATTCCTGTTTAGTATGATATGATAACGTGAAACCACAATGTATTCAAGCTGGATATTCATCATACATCCTAAATACTCCTGAAAGATCACAGTAGTTGTGGTTTTATGGGGTTTAACCCACCCCGTATGGCCTAGAACGCCACAAGGAGACCAATCAAATGGGAAGACCGTTAAACAAAAGATATTTTGATCCAGTACCTGCCTCAAATGGAGAAGGTGTAGGATCAGTCACAGTAGAAGACAGAGACAGAGGCAACTATAGCACTCTTCCTACTGTGACATATAGTGCTCCTGAATTAGCTGGTGGCGGGCTGCCCGCCAGCACCACAGTCATGAGACTGAGAGGCACAGTGAGTGTGAATGCAGGTGGCACAGGATATACTGCAGGCGACATACTCACCATATCAGGTGGTGGCACCACAGCAGGCACATACACCACACAGGCTGCCATCCGGGTGGCTACTGTGGACGGTAGCGGAGTCATAACAGGATTTTCAGCATTAACTGTGGGCGCTAGCTCCAGAGGTGCATATACTGTGTTGCCTGCAAAATCAGGTAGTTCTACAACTGCCCTGAATCTGAGTTATGTGACAGGCAGTGGCGGATCAGGAGCTACTGCTAACGTGACATGGGAAGTTAGTGCTATTACTGTAACAGACACAGGCTCAGGATATGTGGCTGCCCCCACTGTTACATTTACCGGTGGAACCGGTGGTGACAATGCCAGCACATCCGCTGTCACGCTTACAACCACAGGCACAAATGTGATCTTGGCCAAAGCATTTGTTGTGGGAGGCACACAAGCACTGGACGCCGACATCATCAAGCAAGTTAGTACAAATGAATATGTGATGGTGACCACTGAAGGTCAGAGCGTGGTCACATTGGTGGCTAGTGACACACTCACAGAAGGGCAAGCCAGCATCACAGCTAACGATGCACTTGCTGACTTATATTGGGTCGTAAAACTGACTTCCAGATTGGCAGTTCTGGAGCGCAAGGGCGGCACAGGGGTCTATCGATCTGGTGAGGATGCACCTTGGACACTGGACAGTACTGACATTGATCCAACTGGTCAGACTGTGCAGATCAGAAGCGCATAACAAATCGGCCACGGGACTGGTAAAACCTGGCAGACTCAGTGACACCTTCAAGTAAGCCCGAGCGAACTTGAAGGTGTCGCCTTCTTTACCATGAGTGATATGCCTGCCTAATACTCTGATCACAAGTTGTGATATCCAGGGGCACCATCTGGTCAGGCATATATGAGCTGGGTCCTTGAGAGAGGGTCACGGAATCAATATACATGCTATACTTCCCCTCTTCGCAAGTCTTGAGCACAGGTGCAATACCCAAGGCTTCCAGAATGGGGTCAAACTGTTGCACAAAGGCAGTGTCCACACCCAGCATGCTCACCCTGGCACCATAATGTGCCTGCTTGTGTTGTCGCAGCTTGAGCAGGGTGTCCAGCCCTGTGAGATCATGTGGTGCGTGTGATGCCCCAAAGCCCACACTTTTGTAACCCAGCAGCAGCAGGTCCCAACCTTCCTCCCAACTGCGTTCCAGGATCTGGGCCGTCTCCTCCATGGGCACGCTGCCCACCACATGCTGAGCAGTCACATGCACATAACGATCATCCCAGCGACCACTGGTTCTATCCACCGCCTGTTTGATCTTGACCACCTTGTTAAGATCTTTGACCCCATGCACACTCACGCCAATAGCACCCACATGAGCTTTTACAGCTTTCATTAGTGGTTTATTTTTAAGCCAATCCACAAAAAAGGTGGTGAAGTTGGGCACAATGCCATGTGCAGCAGCATACTCCAGCACCTCCGCTAGGTGTGGGTAGTGAGTTGGCTCACCTCCGCCAACAGCCACTTCAAACACGCCCTGCTGGCCCAGGGCTTTCAGAATGGTTTTGATGTTGTTCAGATCTGCATGCTTACCTGATTTTGTGCTACTCTGATAACACCACTCACATCCGCCCTGGCAGTAGTCTGTTACTTTAAGGTCCACTAATTCAGGAAAGGTACTCTTCACATAAGGTGGGACCTGTTCATCAAAGCTCATGCGCACCTTTGTTCCAGAATCAGTATTAAACAGTACCCAGTAGTCTCCATCTTGTCTGACCTTTCGGTTGCCCAGTTGAGTGAACATTCTGGTGCAATCGTTCTCGAATGAGTTTGCAGGTGGCAGCTGGCCCTCGCTGTTATCATTACCACCCAAGATTACAACATCGTCACGCTGCACAAAGTCCCACATGGCGCGAATCAGATCCGGTGTGCGCATAATGCTATCTTGCATGCCATCCCACGTACTCTGATGATCCACACCCATATAGTCAGGTAGGTCATGTACATCCACATGATCTCCTAACACACCCTGAATCACATGCAGGATCTCATCACGATTCATACTTGCATCGCTCAGAGCTTGATACATCTGTGCGATGAAGTAGGCTGACTTACTATGTGTATCAGCTAAGGTGAACTGTTCCCAGTTGTAGCTGTATCGCGAATATTCGTCAGTGTGTTCTCGTTGACCCTGGGGAATCATCACAATGGAATGACTGCTGCTGGAGTTGGTGGCAAAACCTGCTCGCACATTATGGATCTTCACTTCATATGTCCTGATCGTTTATGAGTTCAGTATATACAATGTGTCTGTTAAGTCAACACCTAAACTAACTCTCTAATGTCCAATACATCTAAGTTTTTACCCACATCCTTGATAAAAAACACACATGCAGGATTGGGTTTATTTTCCACAGGCACAGCCAAAAAGTGACCCAGCTTCAATTTGGGAAAACACCATTTTACATCTGCAAACACATTCACAATCTCCACATGCAGAAAATCAGGCATGAACCCAGCTATGGGATTGAATGCAAATGCATCAAATTGTTTGTCCATGATATCCACCAATCGGATAACTTCCAGATCCCCTGCATGCTTATCACCCACCACCACATGCCAATCTAGCGGCATTTGTATGTTGTGATTACCTACTTTGAGATCAGCACATGGAGAATGGAATATGTCCAAAAACACCAAAGGGGGCCAATAATAGTCTATGCAATCACGATCACTATAGTCTAACACACAGTATCTTAAATCGTCCACTTTGTCAGGCATGGTGTTCAAATTGAACACCTGGTTATCCACTGTCAATATTTTCATGTGGATATTTAAAGTGACTGACTGCTATAAGTGGATTTTTTTCACATCAAAAGGATACTCAGCGTTCTTGTAGAATTGTTTGCGTTTGAGCAGGTGGTTGTTGCTAAACTTCATCTTGCTACAAACATCAACCACAGCTACAGCATCCTTATCATCCGCCATGCGCAATCCTCTACCAATGCTCTGGATGGTTCTCACAAAGCTCTTGCCAGCTTCCACCAACACCAAATTGAAAATACGATTGATGCTGATACCTGTGCTGGTGGTGCCATATGTGGCAATCATGATCTTGTTGTCGCTGAAGTTGATTTCCTTGTAATGTTCACGACGATCAGAACTTTTCATTTCACCACTAATGAACACAGCGTCGCTGATTTGGTTGTACAGCTTCTGTCCAGTTTCAATACGATCCACCAACACTAAGGTGTTCCCTGACCCTCCCAGTTTCTCAATCTCATCTGCCAGCCATTTGAGCCGCATGTCATTTGTTACCAAATACTTGAGCTCTTCCTGGTAGTTGTTGTATTGAGCAGTTTCCTGTGTTTGCCAAACTGTGACCTGACATTTGGCCAACACACCTTTGTCCTGCAACTCTTTGGCTGTTAGTTTGCCAATTTCTGGACCAATGGCTGTGAACAGACCCATCTGTTTGTAATCTTCTTCAGGAATGGTGCCTGTGAGACCCCACCTGATGGGTATGTTTTTGAACACTGAGGTCATCAGCTTGTGTAGAATATTTGTATCCTTTATCGCGTGCGCTTCATCAACTATGACTGCCACAAGTCCTTTGAGGAACTTTTCCATCTGATCATTATCCAGACAGTCCTTGTGCTTTTTTTCAAGCACATTCAAACTCTGCCAGGTGCAGATGGTGTGGGTGCAATCATATTCCTTGCGATCACCAAACAGCACCCCCACATCCAGACCCAGGTTGCGATAATCCTCTTCTGTCTGTTGCACCAGATTCTTGTTGGGTACAATCACGATGGTGCGCCCATATGGTTCCACCATCTTGCTGAGTGTGGCAGTCACCAGGGTGTTATGTGTCATCACAAAATCATCTGTCAGATACAAGTGATCAGGATCATCAATCATGATGCATTTGACAGGTTCATGTGATACCTTTTTGATATCAGTAATGTGGAGAACTGGAAGAGTCCTTGCGTTACGATTGCGGATTCGGTCTAACTTGCGTGGTAGAGACACTAATAATTCAGGTGTGGGATGATATAACCTAATAGTATATGCATCTTTGGCAGGAATTCTGTCCCCAGATTTATTCACATAAGATCTGTTCTTTAATACCTTGGTATATGCTATACCTCCCACACTTCTGATCAGATGCACAAAGTCTGCTGCCAATTGTGGGCTAACAGTAGTAAATGAATAATCCCCTCTTTTACTCACATAACCGTCTGTGTCCATGAGACCCTGAATTAATTCCACCCTCTGTGGGTAGGATGCATTCAAATAGATTTCAGGAATAAATTTTGTGTGGCTATATGCGCCCATAAGACCTAGTTCAGCAATAATAGATTTATAGCGATGGTATGAAGGAATCTGTTGATCTCTAATGATCTTACCATGTGTGTCCCTCTTTTGAGTTTTTGTATATTCAGATCTATACATCATATGAGTTGAATAATCTTTAAACACCACGCTACAGTCAAGCCGGCCACAATATTTTAACACATAATCTGAATGAAGTAAGCTGGAAAACTTATCCAGAATAAATTGATCTTGTGATGTGAATCCAATGTTGTTTCTAAATGATCCGTCGCCCAACATAGCTCCCAACAGGTATGGTTCTAACGGCAGAGATCTAGGTTGGACATCTTGATTCATAGCTGCTAGTGGCACACCAATGCATCTCCTAGTTTTATTTTTTAATGCAATGACGTCTTTCAAACTTAACAGTTTAAATTTATTCTGCCAGTCATGGTGAAAGATGGGCCAAATATGGTCTTCACAAGACCTCACCTTTCTGCCATCTTTGAATGTAAGTTCATACACATCCTTGTGACCTGGATCAAATATTGCTTGAACTTGCACAGAGTTGCCTTTTGGGGTCATCACTTGATCCCCCACTTGCAGATCTCCCATAGTGGTCCAACCATTTGGTGTTTTAACTTTGGCATATAAGGGTTGACATTTACCCGCACTTGTGGGTAGTACCTGGACACCCTGTAAGTTCTGCAAACAGCAGTTGACGGCATCTGCCTGATAGTCTCGCAATTGAATGGGTTCACCTGCAAAACGATGTCCATGAGGCCAAGTTTGGTCACACAAATATTGTTCATCTACTGTGTCAAATTCAAACTTGTGATATGCACGCTGGTCATCAATTTCAAATTCATAACCCTTCTCTTGCAATACGCCCATGAGTACATCCAGGCAGTTAAGATAGGTCTTGCCACCTTGTGTCATGAAGCTTGTGGTTCCGTCCCATTTACCTATTTTATAGGCAGGGGAATATCTAGCCGAAGGCAGGAAAAACTGAACCTTCTTGATCATGGCTCTCTTGGTGGCCAAGTCCACATTCTGAATGTGCACATTAACTTCATCCTCAATCACAATCTTGGCTACTTGATCCATGTGGTTCTTTCTCTATTAGGATAAACAATCCTGTATGTTAATTTATACCAAACTGGAACTCAACACATACAGTCATAAAAAACCCCACCAATTTGGTGAGGCGTTGTACAATTACACATGGTAATTTTGGGATCACTTACGGTGTGTCTCCCAAATGTTTTGAATACAGTTTGAGCTTATCGAATTTTCTCTGTTTAGCAAGCTCTATTTCAAGTGTGCCTATTTGATAGTGTCTGCAAACTAGATCAGCTAATGCCAATACATCCCCTATCTCTTGAATCAGACGTTGCCGAGCACTAACACCAGGCTGCTCAGGATTTTCGCTTATCAAACCAAAACGTTTGACCTTGCTCAAGATAACAATCAGCTCACCGCATTCCTCTTGCAGAATGTCCAGGGCTTCAGTTTGTGCATTTTCCATGATCAGATTATGATGTATGTGCATACAGATTTCAAATGAGATCTAATCCCAATATGAAGAATTTTTATCCCATGTGGGAAAACCAGGATGGTCAAGTTACTATGACCACCCTATCAAAACCTTCAGACTGGTGGGGAGGTTCCAACTGGCTCTTCATGGCCATGACCACATTCACAGGAATCATCTTACCAGGACGACTGGCCAATCGCCTCTGGAGTTCTGCGTCACCAGGTGTGGGGAAATACACAGCCACCTTTTCATAGGTGAGAGGAATTTGTGCAAACTTGGGTGCACGAGCCTTGGCTGTTACGTTAGTTTGATCCCAATACACATCTTTCTGATCTGCGATAGCCTTACGCAGATCTTCCTTCATGAGGCGAGTGGCTTCACCAATCACCTTCTTGAAGATGAGTGTGTAGGTGGTGTTGTTCAGCTGGGCAAAGTGCTCCACATAGTTGTCTGTGCTGAGCACGACAGCATTGGTCTGAACCTGCTTGCTGAGCCAAAAACTTTTTCCTGAGCCAGGGACGCCAATCAGCATATAAAGAGTGGGCATCAGCGGTTTTCGCAGCTCACAAGATACTGAGTTTCCACACCAGCCGCACGGTTGGCGCGGTTGATCACCTGTACCACACGGATCTCATCTATGCAGTCACCATGTTTGGCAACAATTTCCATACGACCAGGCTGGATCACACCAGCCACCATCATGATCACAACTAGCACGTTCATGTTATTTCTCCTTGTATGTTTGATACACTAGCAGGAAGTGGTTTAGTTGTCAACCTGTTTATTTTCACATTCCTGCACCTGCAACTGAATCACCTTCACACTGCCATATTCTGCCAGCCCGCGATGCTCATGCTCTATAAGATATGCCAGGGACGCTATCAGCTCAGGTTGCGTCATCTGGTCCACACCATCCTTGTCAGTGGGTGTGAACTCCATGTGCACCACAACTTTCTTCATGATCAGCGGCCCCCATTCTTGAACAGGGTCTTGCTGGCCCGGCTCTGCCAGTTCTGCGGCATTGCCTTCATGAGATCTGCACACTTCTTAACCGTGCGCAGATCCATCTGCGCAATGCGATCCACATTATCCATGATCCAGCTCAGCAGCGTCTCACGCTCGCGCTTGCTGAAATCATATTCCTCCAGCATGTCCGAGTTCAGGGCCACATTGCGGATGTGGATCAGTCGCTCACGCATGGTGGTGATCATCAAGTCCAAATAATGGACTCGACTTACAATAGCCTCACAATGTGGTGCCAGCTTGCCGCTCTTGACCTGGTTCAGCTTCATGTTGGTGAGGAAGATCACACCACCATGGAATTCAAAGCTAGTGGGCACTTCCATCTTTTCCAGCGCAAATCCAGCACTGCCCCAGGTGATCTTGCGAGTTTTTTTCGTGTCCAGGGCAGCTTTCAGAATGTTCAGCGCATCAATGTCTTCCAGCACATCACAGTCATCCAGCACCAGCACACTGCCCTTGTCAGCCATTTCGTACAGCTTGGTGTACAGCATGATGGGAGTGATGTGACCACAAATCACATCAAACTTGGGCTTAACGCCCAGCAGCTTGGCTTGCATGCCCAGGGTCTCATCAAGCTCTGTGAGCACAGTCTGGCTCTTGCCAATGCCAGCAGGCCCACTCACCACCAAGCCCTTGATCACACCTGAAGCCACGGCCGCAGTCATCTCTGCCAGGATCTCAAAAGTCTCCTTGAGGTCCGTGGCAATCTCGTCGTCTGTGCGAGTGGGCACTTCTTCCTGCGCAACCGTAGCAGCACCCTGCTTGGCATCAATCAGCTCAAAGTCAGTGCCGCTCTTGATGAAGATGCGGTTCTTGCCCTGACGCAGGCCTTCCTGTCCTTCGCCCTCCACAGTGATGTACAGCCCCAGGTTGGGTTCACGCTGCATGTGGCCCATAAGGCGCAGCACGCGGTTCTCAATGTGCACACCGGCCTTGGTGTGGCCCTGGATAACACGGACAAAAGTGTTGTTCAGTTCCATGTGGTATGCTTCCTTGTTGCTATGTGGCTTTTATAACATGGTATCTGCAAGCTGTCTACCAAAAAAGGTGCCTTTTGAACCTTTTTTTCGCAGCCTGTGTCAAGTGTGATCGTCGTCTTCATGTGCATGATAGCATGATTAGCCCAAATGTCTAGCTAAATCTCATGTGAAAATCATGCAGAAATTGGGTAAAATTTGTAATAAAATTACGCGAGAATTTGGTTGACAGAGTGGCTCATCGTGTTACACTGGCCACATAAAGCAAGGAATTTGGACACATGACATATGTGGGATATCACAAGGTGCTGCCCATCCATCCTGGTGATGTTGTCGTCATCCCCAAGGGCACTAGGGTCAAGAGCATGCATCCTGGTCGTGCCAGTTATGTGACCACTCGTGCTCAACGTGTGAAGGTCAACCACATGATGCCTGGTTGCTCCTGGCACTACAGTATGATTGGTGAGCGTGAGGCCCGTGACTTTGGTCTCAACTTGGACACACTCCAGGAATTGCGACGCACAGATGGTCTCAAGTACATGGACTCCTACCACCATGTGAGCAATCCTGCTGTGGTGTGGGCCGGTACCGGTGGTTACTGGTGTGAAGTGGACATCAATCTGGTGCTGAGTTAACAACTTGGTTGACAACCAATATCGTCATGCTATACTAACATCATAAAGCAAGGACCCACACACATGACACTTCCCAAGCCTGTATATCCCTACATTGGTCGCTTGTATCAGGCTGCTGTGAATGCGGGAGTCAGTCCAGGCACCCTGAACCGTGAAAGTGCTGACAGCCTGATTCGCATTCTGCAACGAGGCAATTGGGCCAAGGATAATGAGGACATCATCAACATGTGGAACCGTGGTGGCGACACCTATGGTGATATGATCAAGGCAGTACGAGCTTATCACAACCAGGTCAATCAGGCAGCTCGTGCACAAAAGGCTGCGGAACGTGCACAAGCCAAAGCAGATGCTCAGGCTGCCAAACTGGCTGCCAAAGCTGTGTGAAAAACAGTTGACAGGCTGCATGATCAAGTTATAGTGACCACATAGAGCAAGGAGATTGCATTATGACCGTGAACCGTGAACGTAAGAAGGTTTGGCGTGAAGTAACCAGCTTGGACATGGAGTATATGAGTCTGGATAGTGTGATTGCTGAACTTCAGTCATATCGCAATCAGTATGGCGCCCACACTCGTATAGAGAAGAGGCAATATGATTATAGTGATGGTGAGTACTATGCTGTCATGTGTGAGCGTGACGAGACCGATTATGAAATGACCAAGCGTATTGGAAAGGAAGAGCGATGGGAAGCTGAAAAGACTGCTCGTGATCTAGCAGAACTGGCACGTTTGAAGAAGCAGTATGGAGGCTAACAAAATGCGATATCTGGTATTTGGTGGTAGTGAATACTACCCTGGCGGTGGCATGCAGGACCTTGTGGGCTCCTTTGATGATCTGGCTCCGGCGGTGGCTCGCATGCGTGAATTGCGTGAGCCAGACAAGTGGTCATATACATCATGTGATTGGGTGCATGTGTATGATGTGCAAGCAGGCACCACCCATTATCTGAGTGACTTTGATTCACATGAATCCTGAACTGCTCCAGCTCAAGCTAGCCTACCATGAAGCCATGGTGACCAAGCTACAAGACACGCATCCTGAACTGGCCCTGATCTGGTTACAGGGTGTGGAACTTTTGATCAAACAGATGGAATCCTTGGGCGGATCCGCCTCAAAATCATGATTTATGCACATGGATTCGCTTGTGATGCCGATAGCTCACAATTGTGGTGGGTGAACGGACAACGTCTCACCAATCAGATCACCTCTTGGATGCAGCAGCGAGATATCAAGTGGCCCTGGGCGAATCTGCACACATGGAGTTTGTGCTCACATGGAGCTAGAACAACCAACTATGACCACTGATGCCGATGGCACACAGTCATTGTGGGTGAATGAGCGCCTGCATCGAACAGATGGGCCGGCGGTGATACATGCAGATGGTGTTCAGGTATGGTTTTTGGACGGCCGATGGCATAGAACAGATGGGCCTGCGGCGATACATGCAAATGGCACACAGGAGTGGTATGTGAACGGCCAACGGCATCGCACAGATGGACCTGCGTTGATAGATGCCCATGGCACACAGAGATGGTATCTAAACAACCAATTGCATCGAACAGATGGGCCTGCTGTGATTTATGCAGATGGTGAACAGGGGTGGTATGTGAACGGACTAGATCTCACCAAGGAAATCACCTCCTGGATGCAGCAGCGAGATATCAAATGGCCCTGGGACGCCGCCGCACACATGGAGTTTGTGCTCACATGGAGCTAGAACAACCAACTATGACCACTGATGCCTATGGCACACGGTCATGGCGTGTGAACGGACTATTGCATCGCACAGATGGGCCTGCGGCGATAGATGCCGATGGACCCTTTTAATGGTTGACAAGCTGGTTAACCATGCTATAATGGCGCTACAACGACGGAGATGCTGTTCATGATGGACCGTTTTGAAGCTGTACGCACTCGCACCCAGGAGGTTTTGGCCAAGGCTGAACTCATGTATGGTGTGCAGATTGATCCCAAGATCCTGTTCAATCTGAAAGGTCGTGTGGCCGGGTGGGCTGGCTGCAAGTTTTGCCGCATCACCCGTAAGGCACAAGACTTCACCTTGCGTTTCAACAGCGAGCTCATTCAGGGCAAGCATTTCGATGACATGATGAACCTCACAATTCCTCATGAAGTAGCCCACTTGGTGTGCTATGCTCGTCCTGACCTGGGTGCCAATCATAACCCAGGCTGGAAGCGGGTGTGTGTGAGCCTGGGTGGAAGTGGTGACAGAACTCACAGCTATGATACAACCCCTGCACGTGGCGATGGGTTCACTTACCGCGCAACGTGTGGCACTGAGATCACGGTGAGTGCTGTGATCCATGGTAAGATCCAAATGGGTCAAGGTCGTGTGCTCCGTAAGACCAAGGGACGTATCCATAAGGATTGTGCATGGGTCCCTTATGGACAGCCCATACTCACTGCGCCTGTGGCACCCACACCCACAGTGCAACCTGTGATGCCTGCACAGAAAGTGGTGCACACTCGCAAGCAGGGTGAGCTCACGTGGGCTGGGAAGGTGCGGCGCTTGATCCGGGCGCACAAGCCGCAGGGCATCAGTCAAGAAACTGTGATCTGCTTGGCTATTATGGAACTGGGTATGACCCGGGAACGTGCCAAAAGCTGTGTGAAGGCGCATTGGGACAAATTTTAACAGGAGATAAGCAACATGGAAAACAACATGAATATCAAGCAGCCCAAAATGGTGGAAGTTAAGTATGGCGATCATAGTGACTATTGGCATCCTGATCCTGCAGTTCGAGCAATGCTGATAGACGCCATGCGAGCTGTGGCAGCACAAAATGACATGAATGTCACCAAGATTGTGGATCCTGTTAATGAAATGGATCGCCTTGCAGATTTGGATGCTCAAGTTCAAGGTGATCATCATGCACAAGCCTTGTCCTGGATCCTCAATGCTCGTCCATGAACATTGTAACATAGCAACATGCAAGGCTGAGTAGTATGATGGAATGTGTGATCATGGGTGACAGCATTGCACAAGGTGTGGCTCGTTTTCGCCCCACTTGTGCGCAAATCACTCAACAGGGGGTAAACTCACTCACCTTCAATAACAGTCTGATTCAGTCTGTTAATGCTCGTTATGTGTTGATCAGTCTGGGCAGCAATGACGTGGGCACACCAGATCTGCCACGCCATCTGGCAGCAATCAGGAGTCGCATTCAGAGCAGGGAAGTCACCTGGCTGTTGAGCGTGAACAACCCACAAGCTGCTGCACAAGTGCAGCAAATTGCAAGAGCACATGGTGATCGTGTGGTTCATGTAAGGGCGGTGGTGGGACCAGATGGTGTGCACCCCTCCACATCTGGATATCATCGGTTGAATCAAATGTGGCGTCCACTATAATCAAACTGTCACTCATTCACAGGAAGATCAAGCCCAATGACCATGGATAACACAGCGCCCATTTGTATAAACTTGGGTTGTGGCAAACCTTGTGTGGTTGATGGCAAACGGTTTAGGCCCGTGTGTGCTAGTTGTCACAAACATGGAGGGGCTAGACCAGGCATCATGAGGAGGAGAAACTTCCGCTGTGAAAATTTAGATGGCAGACTGGGGTTCACATGTCCTGTTAACTGGGATCTTGCACAAGATTGGTGGAGAGTCACACATCTGGATCACATTGATGGCAACCACTTTAATAACACTATTGACAATATACAGGAACTATGTAGTATATGCCATAGTGTTAAAGGACAAATGCAAGGTGACCATCGTGGTCACAGGTATGCAAGTTCACAACCAGGAGATGTATCATGAGTGCAAGTCAGTCTGCCATGCATACCAATCAGTTGGCCCTTATTGTGAGGCCTCATGCACAAACTGTGAATGCCACATATAAGAATTTGGCCAGTAACTATGTGACCTTGGATAATCGCATCCAACATTACATGCAGGATGCTCAATATAACAGAATGATCATGCTAGCCCAAGTGCACTGGAAGATAAGGCACCCAAGTATTACTAGTTGGAATCAGATTAGGCTGGGGCAGGCCGTGTCTGTGCCTCTCAGCAAAATTCAAATTGACTCCACACTACAACGTGAAGCGATTGTGCACTGGCTGTGCAACATTTTGCAGGATTGGAAGGCAGTACGTGTGATGCCCATTAATGTGTATCAGGACTCCAAGCAGTCCAGACCAGACTTTTATACTTGTTGGGATGGCCAACACACTGCTCTCTCACTGTGGGTGATTGCCACACAAATTCTCAAGCTGGATCCAGACACCTGCATGGTGCCTGTGTTTATTCATTCCAGCACTAGCAAGGAAGAAATGCGAGAGAATTTCACAGAGCTAAATGGTCCCGCCAAAACGCCAGTTAGTAAAGCTGAACTGTTCAGGCAGCAGGTTTTAGGTGTACGAGTAGATAATAATAAGCGTCCAGATTGGCTGGAGAGTGAGCGCCAGCAAGTTATCCTGGAAAAGTATGACATGTTTGTGGTAGATTCCAGTAGTAATCTGGCTCAGCAACCTGGTGCTATTACTAACATGAGTGAATTGTTGGTTACAGGGAATAACAAGCAATACAGCATGGACAACCTGGAGTCGTTTTGCATGCTCATGAATGCAGCCGGATTAAATCGTGCTGTAGAAAGTGCAGAGATGTGGCAATGGATGGATTATTTTAGGGAATGTGCACGCAATAAGATCAAAGTGGATGGCAATTATATTGACACTTTGGCTCTTGTGATTAAGTCCTGTTTTCAAACCTTCAATAGCAGGGTGATTCATGAAAAAGGCAAGCATGCATACATGGAGTGGTTTAGGTATGCACGTATTGGTGCGAACGGATCAGGCACAGGTGCGCAATGGTCTTCTTCGAACCGTAAAGACTATCACCTTTACTATCTGACACAGGTGCTTAAAAAGTGGAGTCACCTAAATGTGCCTAATGTCCCCATGCCCAACTGGCAGATTGATCCACAGTATCTGGAACTAACCTATCTGCAGGCACCTTGAGCTTATGCAAGCATCAATCACGCCACAATGATCAAATTTTAATATAAGCAAGGAGTTATCTGTTATGGGCTATGATGATGATAATGATGACGAATATCCAGAATATCATGACAACTTGCATGATGAGCCCCTTACGGAGGCTGATATTTGGGTACTACAGTATCTGAGTCAAATGTTTGCAAATGATCAAATATTTGATTTCACAAGCTACTTTAATAATGTTGAGTTAGACCATCAATTTATCTTGCAGAGTTTGGAACACCAAGATGCCCTAGTGCAAGGCGATGCACATCCTTGGGCACTGGATCAGATCATGCAATCCTATCATAAACATAGCAGTTAAAGGAGCAATAGCATGGAACGTGAAACGCCATATACTCTGGATCAGCAACGAGTGGCAGATTGGATTTTAACTCGCAGCCACAACCAATTGGGCGCAGGGGATGACCCTATTGGCTTTTTGTTGGCAAGTTATGAGCAGATTCATGCTGAGCTCACACTAGCCCAGTCACTGGTCAAACTGTGTGAAAAATTTGTCCGCGATCAGCACATCAATTGTGAAGAAACTGTGTATCAATCAGATCGTGTGATTGAAAATGCATATGAATTTATACATCATGTATGTGACATTGTGGGCTACCACGAATAAACGCACATACAGGGTGGATAACGGACATGCAGTATTATTGTTTTAACAAGAAGTCTGAACATACTGATGCTAAGAGCAATACTGTGGTTGTAATGTCTGAGGAAGAGATCATTGCAGAGTTCTATGATCGTTGGTATGATGCAATGGTGTCTAAGTTTGGCCAAGAAGCCGTAGATGCTGGCTACTGTAAAGATGACTGTATTGACGATTGGTGTATCATAAACGGGGCATGGGAGAGTACCAATGAGTAATATTAAAATCGAATGTGCGCCTGGCACTAAATGTTCTCGTTGTTGGAAGGTTCTTGAAGAAGTGGGCTTCTGTTCTGACCACAAAGATCTTTGTTTTCGTTGTGTAAGTGTAGTA